TGCCACAGCACACCTGTGGTTCACCGAACCCGTTGACGACACGACGGCGTCCGATCGGGGCCTTGCAGTGGGGGCAGTCGGATGAGACCGCGGCGCGAACCACGGGCTTCCCGTCCGGGCCCAGGAGAGGGGCGCTCATGCCGAGGGCTCCTTCTGGCAGGCGTAGTTTGTAGCGATGAGGACGCGCTCCGACTCGTCGCGGCGCAGCAAGAACGGCGACTGCATCGGGTGAATCCAGTGAAAGAACGTGCCGCTCAGCGCCGTGGCCTCAACGGCGGCCAGGCCCCGATACGCGGTCTCAGCTTTCGCGCGCGGGCCCGCGTAGTCGTGTGGCGTCCCACGAAAGACCACCTGGACCGAGGGGTTCTCGAACGCGACCCCCGGAGCCCCGAGCGCGAACTCCGGCGCGCTGCCACCGTACTCGTACAGCGCGCAGCACGCGGCCACGTCCTCGGGCATCGCCCCCAGGAAAATGTCGGTTCCCACGGTGCCGACCCCGAGGGCGGCGAGCTTGGCAGCCACTTCGCTCAACACGCCCATGCGCGGACCTGCTGGGGCAAGGCGGGGTGATAGAACAATAGCGGTTGAGCGCGAAGGTTCAGACGCCCTGTGAGACGTGTGGCACACCCTTCGCGGTGTTCCCTTGCCGTGTCGGCAAGACTCGCTATTGCTCGAAGCTCTGCGGGAAGATCGGCCAATCCCGAAAGTCGTCGGCCAATTCGCGAGCCCGCTGTGATCGAATCCGCGAAGTGCTGCTCGAACGAGCCAAGAGCCCGCTGAAGCGATGCGGGGGCCACTTCTTCGAGAACATCCGGCCCACGCATCCCGCGTGTAATCTGCGGAAGGGGTGCCGAATCATGACGCCTGGAGCATTCGCGGTAGCGCACTAGCCAACCCCCAGATTCTTCGCTACGCGACGTCCGAGGCGTTCCGCGAATCCGCCAGCAGCTTCAGTCACGGACCGTTCTAAGAACTTGGCCTCGCCGACTCGATGATTCAGATCAAGCCTTTCGTGGATAATGAATCCGTACGGAGCCGCGGGGCCACCAACCTGGATCGCCACCTCGATCTCGCCGCCCTTGAAGGTGGGCTCCGTGGTCTCGTGGCTCGCACGCAGCGCGCCGGTGTCCACCGGCGTCCGCCGCATCGAGTTGCGCTGGATGTAGAGGCCCTCCTGGTAGAGAGCGGCGCCGAGGGCGAGCTTCCGTTGGATGACTTCGAAGGCAGCGCGAAGCTTGTCCATACCCTCAAGTGACAAGGGTCGCTCCACCCAGGGCAACGACCTGGAAGTAGGGGTTCGCGGTGTCCGGATCAGCGAGTCCGGCGGCGTCGAGGATGGGCCCCGTGGTACCGTCCGGGAGCGTGATGCGGTCGCGCGGGTCGATCGGCTCGCGGCGGCCGGCGGCACCGTTCGGCTCCACCGGGACCAGGAACGTGACCGCCGCCATCTGCATCACCTCCTGGCCGGTGTAGGATCGGCGAAGCCGCTGCTTCATCTCGACGAGAGCCTGACGGCTCACGGGCGTCCCGAAGACTGGCCCCCCGTACTGGTCCTTGCCTACCCACGGTTCGTGAGTCACGGCCACCTGAAGCTCCTCCGTGATACCGTTGGCGGTGGCGACACCGGACCGGATGAGATCCTGGAGGCCCATGTCAGACCGCCCTCTGCGCTTCCCGCCGCGGAAGCACGTGATTACGGCGAGCGTCAAAATCGAGGACGTCCCCGGCGTGGTCGCACGTCTTCGCCGGGAGCTGGCACAGGTCCTTCGCGACCTGGCCATGAAGAACGCCGAGCCCGTGCGAGCCGCGCTGCTCGAGGCCGCCGACATCTTCGAGGAAGGGGCCGAGGCCGCAGAGCGAAAGCCGCCGCGCAGGCCCACGCCGATCCGATCGCCGGGCAGACGGCGCGAGGGCGACGAGTAGGGCGCTCATGCCCGCACCGTTGCGCGCATCCCGTTGTCGCGCGATCGCACTAGGCCCCAGCCAGGCGGCAGGAGCGCCCACACCGAATCGGGGATACGTTTGACGGTGACGCCATCCCCAAATTCGAGCCTGACCGGGCCTGCGGTCAGAGCCTTGAGCTTCTGGTTTTCGACGTCGCTCTCAGCCGTGAGGTCAGCGACGATGAGTAGCCGGGCCAGCTCCGATGTAGCCCGTTTCAGGTCGATCGGCACCACGTTGCTCGGCACCGAATAGCCGTTGCGGTAGAGCATCCCCGACCGTGGCCACAACAACGCCTGCGTCTCGGTGACCACCCAGCCATCCCATTCCACGAGGGTGTCCAGGAGCCGTGTGGCCATGACGAGCGCTGCGTCCTTGGTGGCAGCGCTGGCGCCGGTCCACGCCGAAGCGTAGAGGTGGCCCAGGTGATAGTCGCCGGCTTCGGCCACCGTTGCGTATGAGTTCGCGGCGGCGCCCCCCGCGGTTGCGTCTAGGACGAGCGCCATCAGGCGGCCTCACCGTTGAGAATCGAGATGGGCATGAGGTAGCCCATCGCTCCTAGTTGGCCACCGCGCACACGGTGATCGACGAGGCCCCAGAGTAGGTGCCGGCCACGATGACCTTGGCGCGGATCCGGTCGCCGAGCACGCCGTCAAGGATCGTGTCGTCGGTGAGTATTCCGTCACCCGGGACCACGGCCGCAGCAGTCGCGATGTTGCCCTTGACCGACGAGAGCTTGCTGGCCGTCGTGATCAAGAAGGCGTGAGCGGCGATGTCCACCCAAGTCGCGCCATCGTCGAACGTCGTCTGAAGGTAGACCTTGCACGAGGTACCACCCGCGGCGCGGACGAACTTGGATTCCACGCCGACGGAGCGAGTGCCTGGCGCTAGCGCCACCGCATCGCCGATGAAGGTGCCGGCCGTGGCTAGCGGCCGGCTCAGGAGCGTGAGGTTGCGGGCCACTTAGCCCTCGGACTCCTTGCCCTTCTGGACCTTGGGCACCTTCGGGGCCTTGGGCACCTTCGGGGTGCCGATCTCCTCGTGCAACACCTCGTCGAAGTCCGAGGCGTTGATGGTGACCTCGTGCCCTGAGTCCAGGACACGCACGCGCTTGGTCGGGATCTCCATGAGAATGTCGCTCCTTTTTTCTTACGACTCGGTAACGGTGACCTCGGGGTGCTGGAGGATGATGTCGGTGGAGGCCGCGGTGGTCGCAGTGACGAGCAGGTAGTAGCTCTTGCCGCTGGTGACCACCTCGGTGAGCCCGGTCTTCGACGCCGACACGGCGGTGTCCGCGGTGACGCTCACCTGCGTGATGCCGGAGCCGATCGCGGCGTCGCCGGGTTCCGCGGCCACATTCGTCACGGCGCGCAGGGCGGCGTCGATGGTGACCGCCCCGCCCGCGGATTCGACCTGGGCAACGATCCGGAACCCAGTGATGGTGTCCCCGATCTTGAGACCGTCGAGCGGAATGACCAGGGTCCCCGCGCTCTGCGAGGCCGCCATGGTTGCCGAGTAGGGAAGGTTGGTCGCGGCACCGACAACCCAGCCGGCAGCCGAGCCGACCTTGGCGCGGCTCGCTACCTGCCTCGTGACGCCAGTGCGGATGATGGCCCCGGTGCTCGGGTTGATCGAGTAGATGACGGTGCCGCTGGGAGTCTGGTATTGGAGGATGCCGTCGACGTACTTTTGACGAACCTCGCCTGCGGCCTGCGCGAACACCACAACCGCAACGGCGAAAGAGGCGATCGCAATCGCCCAGGTCTTCAAGTGCTTCATGCCCACTCCTATCGCGTCGGTTTCGATAGGGCGTGAGCGGCAGGCCCGACTGACCCACCGCTCACGCGGCTACTAGCCGGCGATGCGGCAAGCGAGCTCGGGCCGAAGGAGCTTCGTTCCGTAGAGGATGTCGAACGAGAGCTTCTCCCGCTTGTGCTCGACGGTGTGCTCGACCCGGAGCGACAGGCCGGACACGGGATCAGTCATGTACGAGCTGTTCCGCATCGACACGCCGGGGAGCAGCGTGCCGCCGGAGAACGGCCGGTTCGCGAAGCCGATCGCGTCCATGTTGAACGCGAGGTTGACGGCGTGGCTGGCCTTGACGGTGATGGCCGTGGTCGCCGTCGTGATGGCGATCTGGAGTCCGGGCTCGAAGCTGATCGTGCCCGCGTTGGAGACATCGGCGTCGCCTGCGGTCACGGCGTAGGTCTGCGACTGACCCGCGAACGTGATGATGTCGCCGACGACGATCGTGCCGGTTCCGGCCGAGGCTAGAGTCACGGTCTTCAAGCCTGCGGCGTAGCCCGTGGCGTCGGTGGTCGCGCCGGCCGCGGTGCCAGCGGTGTGCGTGGGCACCGCCTGGTCGGTGAACCAGTCGAGGCCGAGGATCCGCACGATGCGGCCCTCCTTGATCCCCTGATCGTCTCCGCGCTGGTTCGCGTTCAGCACGGAGGGGACCAGGATGAAGTTGGCCTCGGCGTCGGGGTTGATGACGCCGCGTCGATCAGCCAACGGGCAGAGCTGGTTCGCCAGCACCTTCCGCGCCTGGGCCGCAGCGTCGAGTCCGGTTGCGAAAGGCGTCGTGCCAGCCGCGCCGACGTAACCGTAGATGCCAGGATAGGTCGCGAAGATGTCGGAGTTCACCTGGTTCGCGATGGCCTTGACGTGGCTCGCCGCCTGTGCGGAGAGGACGCCTTCGCGGATGTCGAGCGCGTCCTTGTCGGAGAGGAAGAACCCGGACTCGTACCACTTGTCGAGGTTCATGACCACAACACCGGGGGTGACCCCCGCGATGTCGGGCGGGATGTTCGAGGGCGACACCGCGGTCGCCGAAGCGACTCCGGCGACGCTGATCTCGATCGTGGAGCCACGACCCGCAGCGAGCGCGGAATAGCCGGACGCCACGAGCTTTGGCATCACGCAGTACTGGCGAAGCACCGGCATCGCCTGCGCGAGAATGCGGTCCAGGACCGCGGTGAGAGTGTTCGTGTTCGCCACGAGTGGACCTCCATCACAACTTCGTGAATTCGGCCCCTCGGGGGCGTGGCCTCGGACCCCTCGGGGGCCCTACGCCACTGCGGCTTTAGAACGCGCCGCCGCGCGGTTTTACGTCTGTTCGCCTACGCTACGGCCTCACCGCGAACGGCGACGCCCTTCGCGATGTCGTCCATGTCCTGAGCGGTGATCCGCGCGCCCGCGGGGATCGTACGGACCGCCCCGTTCCCGGGCCCTCCTGGGCCCGGGGTCGCTCCACCACCACCCGACGTCTTGAACAGGTGCGGGGCCTCCGCGGGGAGAGCCTTCGCCCACTCGTCCATGCTCAGTGGTTCCGCGGGCCGGTCCTTGCTGAAGAGGGGCGTGTCGCCCTTCTTCGCAGCCATCTTCCCATCGACCATGCTGAAGATTTCCTTGCCTCGTCGGATGTAGTCGGGGAGTGCCTTCTCGTCGACCCCCGCCTTGATGCCAGCCGTCTGGAGCGCGGACTCCAGCTCCTTGTCGGCGAGCTTCTGCGCCGTCGCGTTGCGCTCGGTGCCGAGGTCGTCGAGCTGCTTCTTCAGCGGCGCTACCGCGGCCTCGAGAAGCTTCTGTACATCGTCGGCGCCCTTCGAACCCTTGAGCTTGCCTTCGAGTTCGGTCACCTTCGCCTTGAGCGCGGTCACCTCGGCGGGATCGATTCCCTCCAGGGCCTTGAGCTTGGCTTCCAGCTCGGCCTTGGTGGCGTTGAGCGCGCGGTTGTTGTCGCGGAACTCGGCGAGCTTCCGCGCGTTCTCCTCGGCCGTGGCAAAGTCGAAGCCCTCGAGCTTGATGACGAACCTGCCGTCACGCGGCTCGTAGTGTGAGCGGAGAGTCTCTTCGACGTCGGTCAGGGTGGCGACGATGTACTTGAGGGCCATTTACGCTCCAAGTCTAGGGCCAGACTGGGCCCGCGAATTAATTGTAGACACAGGAAATTGCGCGACTACAAGGGCCCGGACGAGGGCCGGAACGCTCACACGCTCCCGAATCGCACGCCTGCACAGCGCGTCGTACAGCGGATCGGTGACGCGAAAGCGTAGGTTGACGATCTCCGCGAGCCGCTCCTCGGCCGGCTTGCAGGAACCGCGGGGGCGACCAGGGCCTCGGCGGGCCGGGCGGGCGTCGCTCACAAGGGGTCCAGGACTGCGATCGCGCACCTGCACCGCGGATGTGCTACCGGACCCGGCAAGGGCCCGTTGGCGGTCGCGAACATCGCCTTGAGCGGGACGGTGACGCCATCGAGAGGCAGGCATACCGGACATGCCCGCTCATCGGGGGTCGAAATCCACTCCTTGACCGCATCACCCGAGAGCAGGCCCTTCTGCTGCGCCTGGCCGTACGCTTCGAGTGCGCCCCGGTTGAGGGCGCTCATGGTGTTCCCTGTCACCATTCCGTCATTGATGGTAAAATACCCGTCCATGGTAGAAAGGTTGAACACATGACCAGCCCACTGGAAGACAACGACGCTCGTCACGCGGTCGAGCTTTACCGCTCGGGCCTCAGCATTGCCGCCATCGCGCAAACAACCGGTCGTGGTAGGGACGCCATCCATGGGGCGGTTCGGCGAGCGGGAGCCATGCGCTCTCGGAGCGATGCTCGCGGTGCGTTCTTTGATCGCGGGGGCGAGAGCCCCGCGTACCGCGCAGACATCCAGGCTGGCCCGGTCGTCAAGCGCTACCTCGCCGGAGAACCGGCCAAGAGGATTGCCCAATCCCTGGGCGTGTCGGCTCGCGTCGTCTACAAAAGGCTCGCCAAGAGCGGGGTCCGCCAACGCACCGTTGCAGAGGCACGGCGTCTGATCGATCTCCAGCAGTCGGCGACACGTCGGGCAAAAGGGAAAAGCCGAAAGATCGGTTGGGGAGAGGATCTCCTTGAGCGTTGGCTCATCGAGCGGGGAGAAGTTCCCGAACATCAACGCCCGGTTGGGTCGCGCAATCTCGACCTCGCCATCTACCCCGTCGCCGTGGAAGTCTGGCTTTCCACAACCTCGCCGCTCGATGATCCCTACTGCCGAAGCCGCGTCGAATATCTCGCCGAGCGTGGTTGGTGGACGTGCTACGTTTTCGTCTCTCGGCGGACTCGGCTTCTGCTGTCTGCGGCAGCAGATCAAGTGGTCGCCTGCATCCAAGAGGCCCGCCGCAACCCATCCTCGGTGCGTAAGCATTGGGTGATTCGGGGTTGCGGTGAACTTGCGGCCGTCACCGGTGCGGACTTCCACCATGCGCCCCTTAAACGGCCTTCGGTGGACTGCCCGCACCACAGCTGCATCAACAAGAGTCTCCGCGGGTAAGCATTCCGTCCGAGCGATCGTGACCGACCGCTGGCGCAGGAGCTTCGCCGAGTAGCGGTCCACGAGGACGTTGATGCGATCGAAGGAGAGCCCCTCGTTGATGAGCTGCTCCCGGTAGCTCATGGCCGCGCCGGCCTGCTGCTCGGTGAGGCCGATCATGCTGACGATCATCCGCGCTGCGTCGTAGGGGGGGATCCCCTCGCGGATGGCGCGCACGATCAGGGTGCGCAGGGCCGCCCGCGTCTGCTCGGAGATCCCGGTCACCATGGCGGCGGCGGCCCGCTCCGCGGCGCGCTGGGCGGCGAGGTTCTCGCCATCAAAGCGGAAGATCACGCCACGCCTCCGGTGCTACAATCCGCCCGGGACGGAGCCGCACGCTGCCCAGGCGGGTCAGGCTCCACGGGGCGGGGGCGCGCACCCCCGCCCTTTTCTTTCTCCCGTCGCAGTGGGAAGTACTCGGGGTTCTTGGCAAGCACGGTCGCCCGGATGTTCTTGGCCACGTCGTCGGGCGCGCGCACTGCGGTCACGTAGTCCGGGCCTATCTCGAACTCGTGGACGAGCCCGCAATCGCAGCACGTCGTGAACACACTTCGGCGACCTTGTGCGTCGGGCTCCGACATGGGCAGTCGCGTGCGCTCGGCGTCGAACACGAGGACCACGTTCCCATCAAACCCCATCTCGGACCGATCGGGTTTCACGCCTTGTTCACCTGCTCGGCTCCGAGCCTGCCGCCCTTGAACACGGCGTCCCGCACGATGGGGCCCGCTGGCGAGAGCGCATCCTTGACCGTGGCCAGCGGTAGCAGCGCAAGAGCCCGCTTCGCGTTCTTGTTCGCGAGCGCCATCGCGAGGTCGTTGATGCTCACCTGACCGCGGATCCGCTCCAGGGCCTTGAGCACGGCCCGGGCGAGACGGGGCTCGGCCTTGTCGGCGGCCTCGTGGAGCGCCCGGTACTCGGAGGGGAGGCGCGCCATCAGGCCATGCCCCTGGGTTTGACGACCACCACGCCAGGAGGGGCCTCCTTACGGTCGACGCGGATGGCCGGCGGAACACACAGACCTGTGAGCGTGTCATGCAGCTCGGCCTTTGCCCCTCGCTCTTTCGCCACAAGATATCCTGAGCGGCGCGACCGCTTCAGGATCTTCGCGTTGGACATCAGGCGGCCTCCCGTTTCGGGGCCCGGCGCAACACCGCGTGAACCGCCTCGGCCCAAGAGCCTCCGGCCTCCTGCGCGATGTCGAGCGCCATGCTACCCATGAGGTGGGCAACGAACGTGGGCTCACGCTCCCGGGCGGCCCTGAACCAGATGGCACGGCGGGCAGCCACGCGCGCCTTCACCGCGTCGGAGCCTTCGCGGGTGTCGCGGCATCGCTCCCACTGGTCCTTGTGGGCCTCGTACTCCGCGCACGGCGTGTTTACCGGCATTCGTTCATCCCCATGTGACCTCCAAGCAGCAATTCCGCGCAACGTTGACGGACTCCACGACGCAGAACGCCACAGGGCCGCGGTCGCTCGGGATCACGAAGGCGTCGCCGGGCCTCGGCATCGGGAGGACTGGGAGCGTGGTGCTGCTCACGACTCACCTCCGGCGTCGGGCGGGAAATCGTAGCGACGCTTCGCGTCACGGAGGGCGGCCTGCGCGGTTCGGTACCACGGGTCCATGATGATCTTGCCCGGGTCGGCGGCGGCGTCTAGCCGCTTCTCCGTCGAGCGTATCGCCTCGGCATGGGCCATGAGCCGGCGGCGGACCGGCCCGATGGCCAGGGGCACGCACATCCCGATCACGAGGCCCACGAGGAAGGGCACGACCAGGACCGCAGCGAGGGCGTAGAGGAAAAGGCGGATCATCGACGACGTCTCCAGAACATGAAGAGGCCACGGCGGGACACTGGCCGCTTGCTCTGCGTTGCCGCAGCGAGGCCGGCGGCGATGGCCACGCCAGAACCACACGCGGGTCGCGCAGCCGTGGCGCTTCGGATGGCCGCCTCAAATAGAGGGGAATTATATACTTGACATCCCCGGGGGAGTGATGTATATTGAGTGCATGAAGCGCGACATGTACCTGCAAGCCATCGACACCACCCGGCCCCTGCCGCCGGCCCACTCTAGGGTCATCATCCAGTTCGGGAGCCGCCGGGAGGCGGAAAAGGCGGCTCAATCCATCGGCTGGTCGGCCTGTGACGCGGCCGAGGTGGATGTCATGGGGTTCCGTATTTGGACGATCACGGACCCACACGGCAACGCAGTTACCCGTGACGGCTTCATCGCCCTCGGCCGGCGCTAGGCCATGGAGGATTTCACTGTGAGACACACCCCCGGGCCTTGGACCTTTAGCGTGCGCCCTAACTATCGTGATACCGGATCGGCCCACTACACCGTCGAAAACCCGACATTTGACGGGCCGTGCCAATGTGGAGCAAAGCATCCGCCGGGGAAGCTGATTGCGTGGCTGGCCGGAGGTCTTGGTGACGCCGACATCATCGAGAGACATCCAGAGCGGGCGAGGCATGACGCAAGCTCTGAAGCCGACGCGCGGCTGATTGCCGCCGCTCCGGAACTGCTGGAAGCCCTCAAGCGGATCGTATCGCTCTCGGCTGGCTATCCACTGCTCCAGGCAGAGATGGACATCCCGCTCGCTTTGGCCGCGATTGCTCGGGCGGAGGGGTAACTCATGAGTCGAAGCACGATCAGCACCTTCCAACTCTTCGAGCGGTTCCCGGACGCAGAATCGGGCCGCCTGTATCTGGAGGGCCGTCTCTGGCCAGCCGGTCCCATCTGCCCTGAGTGCAAGTCGGGAGAGCGGATCACGCCACGCAAGGCCGGCTTCTACCGCTGTAACGCCTGCCCGAACGACTACACGTTCACCGTCCGAACCGGAACCATCTTCGAGCGGTCGCATGTCCCACTCCACAAGTGGGTCTATGCCATGTACCTGCTCGTAACGGCCCGCAAGGGCGTCTCGTCTCTCCAGATGGCAAAGGAGATCGGCGTCACTCAGAAGACCGCATGGTTCATGCTCCAGAGGCTCCGCGAGGCATGCGGCTCGGACCCTCTGGCCGGGGGCGGCAAGCTCGGCGGGGACGTGGAGGTTGACGAGTGCTTCATCGGCGGCAAGGAAGCCAACAAGCACGAGCACAAGCGGCTCCATGCCGGTCGTGGTGGCGTCGGCAAAGTCGCCGTGGTTGGACTCCGCGAACGTGGCGGCCGGACGCTCGCCTTTCCGGTTCCTGATCGCTCGGTTAACACGCTCCAGAGCGTTGTACACGCCGCCGTGGAAGTCGGGGCCAACCTCTACACCGACGAGCACGCCGGCTACTCCGACCTGGACGGCCTGTTCTTCCGGCACCAGACGGTCAACCACTCCGCTAAGGAGTACGTCCGAGGGGACGCCCACACCAACGGAATCGAGAGCGTCTGGGCCGTCCTGAAGCGCGGTCTTCATGGCGTCTACCACCACGCCAGCCGGAAGCATCTCCACCGCTATGTGGACGAGTTCACGTTCCGCCTGAACGCTGGCAACGTGGCGCGTCACACCTTGGACCGCCTGGACAGTTTCGTGGACGGAACCGTGGGCCGCCGCATCACTTACAAGAGGCTGACCGCATGAGAAAGCCACGAGTACCATCAACGCTCGACCGGATAACCGACGTGGTTCTCGCCTACCGTCCGAAGCCGAAGACGAAGGCCGCGAAGAGACGGGCGAGGAGGACGAAGCGCGATGCCGCAAAGAGCTAAGGAGGCTCCGTCTTGCTTCTGTGGAGTCAAGGGCGTCGGCCGTGAGCGCGACTGCCACGACGCCTACTACGGCCTCGGTACCTGGACATCGACGGCGGACGGGCGCGAGTGGTGCCAGTGTTCGTGTCATTTTCCGGAACGGGCTCCCCGCACCATCAAGGCTAGCTAGGGAAGTCATGTATATAGTTCCCGAATAGAGGCGTCACCTCGTCCCTTAGTCGAAGCACCACTTCTAACTGACCCACGGTCACCATCACGCCACCGCCGGGTTGGGGGGCATCGGCATCGGCGGATCCCCCGGCTTCGGTGGCGTGGGCTCGGGCGGCTCGGGCCGCATCGGCTCCTCGGCCTCGATCGCCTTCAGCTCCTCTGCCGCGCTGACGCCCTCGCGTGTCCAGCCACCCTTCTGGAGATTGGCGTAGAACGTCTCGTACCCGATCAACCCGGCTTGGACTTGAAGCACGAGCGCCTTCACCTCTTCCGGCGTCGCACGGATGTTCGAGAACTCCTGGGCGAGCGCGACTTTGATCGACTGGTCGATCCCCCCCGTACCGGCCCACCAAGCGTGCCACCGCAAGAGCGTGGTCAGCGCCGTGGAACCGGCGCCCGCGATCGTGCGCAACGCGGCACCTTCGCCGCTGTGGCGCATCCGCACAGCCGTTGCCGTCTCCGCAGCATTCGCGCTCGGGTCTTCGAGGAGGCGTGCTCCGAGGCTTGCCATCTGTTTCTCTTTCGCGGTCATCGCGTCGAGGATCGCCTTCATTCCTGCGCCCGAGAACTCCAGCACGCCGGCCGTCGCGCCCTGCGGCAGCATCCACGCCGCGGACCCACCTACCTTCAACGGCGTGCTGTTGGCGGTCATGCCCGCCGCGAAGTACGTCGGTATCGCCGTATTGAACAAGCCCTGCTCGTGATCCGCGGAGTTGCGGAAGTGCCCGACGTTCACGTTGGCCAGGTCCAGAAGCGGCGGCTTCGACACGCAAGGCGACACCCCGTCGATTCCGACGAAGGTGAAGGGAATGAAATCAAGCGCAACGCCACGCCTCATCGGAACGATCCACTCGCCCGGCTCGTATTCGGCCGTCTTCGTTCCGGTGTCCTTCCGGGTCCACACGCGCACCTGATACTTGCCATCGACCAGCGCAAGCTGTCGGTACTGAGTCACGCAGTCGTGGCCGAACTCGTCCGGGGCCTCCGCCTCCTCGGCAATCACCACGAGCACAAGCTTCGCCGGATCGTCGCCGACCCTGGCCGTGCGCCAGTTCGTGATGTTTTGGGCCAAGCGCATCGCCCAGTAGGGCGGTGTACCGGCCGGGGCCTTCTCCGGCATCTCCAAGAACACCCCGACGCGCCCGACCGAAATGACTTCGGTGACGATCTTCTGAGCCACAACGTCAAGCGGCTCGTCCTGCGATGTCAGGTCTTCGAGTTGCACCTTCGTCTCGTCAGGACACTCGACCGTCGGTGGCTTCGTGAACACGGCACCCGAGAGAGCCGTCACGGTCCGCGCCATCGCGTTGAAAAACTGAGCGCGGGCCTTGTAAAACTCGAAGTCTTGGGCGCTCATGCCGGGCGGCGTCGGGAGGTATGAGTAAGACCTTCCGAGCGGGTCGTAGGCCGACCCCCGCTTCACGGTGTCGGACCCCTCGATGAGGTCACGGCATCGCGACCAGAAGGCGGCCATGCTCGCGTACTCGGGATGTTGCGTGGTGACGTTGGCCATTGTGCCTTCTCCTAGATCGCCTCTCCGGTAAAGCGGTTGACCATGCGGGCGGGCGCGGGGCCACCGTGGACTTTGTTGAAGGCGCCGGAGGCCGCGTCGATCTGGTCGCAGACCCCGGTGCCGTCGAAGTTCTGGGCTTCGACAAGGAAGGCTTCAAGGGCCGACACCTGCGTGCCAGCCGCGGGCTCACCGAGCGGAGAGAGGAGGTCGACGTTGCCCGCCTCGACCTGGGCGGCGAGCGGACCCGCCCGCGTCACCTTGTCGCCGGTTACTCGGTCCGCGTGGACCGCGAACCCGGCGAGCATCCGTACCGTGGCCTCGGCGCTCTCTTTGCCACCCGAGCCGGGCTCCTGCTCCGTCCAGATCTCTACGTTGCCGAAGCGCGCACGGTCCGACTCGGCCGTCTGCTTGATGATCGTCTCGCGGTTGAGCGCGGACCACTGGCCACGGACTACGTTGGCGAGGACCGTACGCCCGTTCACCCGCTTGCCCACGAGTACGCCCGCCGAGAACTTGCCCCCGCCCTCCGTACCCGCCTTGTCCCAGTAGCGGACCCACGACGTTACGTCCGCAGGAACCGCCGACAGAATGGACTTGAACCACTCGCGGTTGAAGACCTTGCCCTTGGTGGCCTTGATCTTCCAGTTGCCCTTGAGGAGCCGTTCCCGCTCCACGAGCGGCTGCGCCATGAGCCAGGCGCGGTAGTCGGGGTCGGCAAGCTCGAGGGCCGGGTTGTCGTCGAGGTCGGCCGGGATGAACGTCAGCGACTTCGGCCGGATCTCCGTTTCGGGTCGGTCGCGGAAGCGACGCAGCAACTCCTCGCGCGTATCGGCCCAGTGAAGCTCCTCGCCAAGCCGCACAAACCAGCGCAGGACACCCGACCGCTCCGGGATCGCATATCCCGTCCCGGGGTCCCACCACCACGAGATCAGCCGGTTCAACCATCCGCCCACGATGTCGTCATCCGGTACCGGATTGCACGTGGCCCTCACGTAGGGACGCACTCCGGCGCGAGCCGAGCGGTTGCGAGTGAGGAGGTACCAGAACTGCCGTTCCTCGAACTCCTCGAGCTGGTCGAAGCCGATGAGGGGCACCTGCGCTCCGGTCCACTTGTCGGCGTCCTTCCCGTGCTGCAGGTGAGAGAACGAGACCGTCATCCCGGAAGGGAAGCGGTACTCGAGGTCGTTCTCGTTTCGGCCTGCGCGAAGGTGCGGGTAGAGCTCCGCGGCCTCGTCCCACAGGCCACCCTCATTCGTGATTTGCGGGTAGGTGCGCCGGAAGATCACCGCGCCGAAGTGCTTATTCTCGACGTGACGCAAGGGCTCGAGGAGTAGGCTCCACGTCTTGCCACCGCCTGCCGCACCGCCGACGATGGCTATGTCCGCCAGCGACGAGAGAAACGCCTCTTGCGGGCCCGGCTGTGGCCGGATGCTCACGACACGCTCGGCGAGGGCCGTACTCACTTCTCGGTCGCCCGCCCGTTGTCGGGCATGTAGATCTGCACTGGGATCGGGGCACCCGCGGGCCCGCTATGCTCGACCTTGTCGAAGAAGCCCTCCACGCCCACATGCCGGCCGGAGAGCTTCAGGGTCCCCGGCTTGTCCCAGAGCTTGATTTCGATGTCGCACGTGGTCCGCTGGCCCTTGCCGCTACCTGTGGTCGTGAACCGACGCTTCACCGAGGAGATGGCACGCAGGGCCCCCTCGGGAGCACCCGGCGCAAGGAAGACGTTCCCCTTATCGTCTGCCAGGTAGTGCGTCACGGCGTCTGAGTAGGCCAAGATGGCCAGCTCCTTCAACACCCGCTCGCGCGTGTGGCCCGTCTCGGCCGCCGTGGCCTTCGTCCCCGCCTTGATGGCCACCGCAACTCCAGCATTTCCCAACAGCCTGGGGCCCTGCTGTTCGGCCGTCTTCCGGCTGTACCCGGACCGGATTGCCGCCTGCGTGGCGTTCAAATCGATGAGGTACTCCTGGACGAAGCGGGCCTGTTTAGGGGTAATGGAGGTCTTGACGCTCCCTACGTTCGCCCCCAACCCCGTAGCTACGGCTCTAGAGCCCTTAGCCGTCGTGGGGTGGGGCTTCCCCTTGCCCGCCAGGCCCTGACGCCTCATGAGGCGCGTGCCCTCATCTGGGCGGCGATCGCCTCCACCTCGGCCAAGGTGCGCTCGGGGGCCAGCGTCCGAGCCGGCCGGCGCCGTAGCTTGGCGTCCCTCCAGTCGAGCCGGGGCGTCTTGTCGGCGTTCGTCGTGTGCAGGGCCCCGCAGTTCTCGCAGCGGTAGACCCGAAGGCGGTAGCCGGCACGGTGATGTGCGGCCTTGGCCGCGACTTCACTGGCATATCGGCGCTTCGTGCAGACCGTCACGGCGCGTCTCCCACGTGGGGCGGGCAGCGCAGTATGTCCATCCCGTCATTCGGGAACGTAAGAGGGCCTGGACGCACCTCGTATTCCAAGAAGGGCTCTACGTCCTTCGGCCCGAGTAGATACGTCCCGTTGGCCAGGATCCGACCTGGTCCAACGACCAGCCCCCCGACGGTGTAGTTCCCGTTCGCATCGGCCGCGCTCGCAGCCTCCCAGTCCGTCATGACCCAGACATAGCGCAGGTGCCCGTCGATGTCGGCGCCCACCTTGGTCATCGTCCGGATGAGCTTGTTCCCGTCAGGCATCTGGATCAGCAGCTTCCAGGCGGAAGACCCTGTGAGGTCATGCACCGTCCCGTCCGGGTTCCTCAGGATCACATCGAGAATCGGTAGTACGTCATTCTGCTTGAGATACTGGATCTTTCCCGCCATCAGAACCCCTCGATCTGCGGGTGTAGCAGCTCGACCATCTGCGCCCGCGGCTTACCGTCCTCGATGTCCCCGGCGAGGACGTTGACCCGCACATCGCTCGTCGCGAACTGCCCGAAGCCCTTCTCCACGAACGTCCGTTGAAAGTCGCGCCGCACGCTCGTGACGTAGCCCGGATCATGGGCTGGTGGCCCCTCGATGATGAGGTCGATACGCCAACCGAGGACCGTCCGTACAACACGAGCCCGCCCCGCCGAGCCGAAGCCCGCGCGCAGCCAACGCGTTACGTTCAGCTCGACATCGGCAAGGGCCGGCCGTTTCCCCGCCTCCCTGATCTCAAACTCCCACCGCGACCAGAGCTGCTTCGCCCCGTTCGGGTTGCCGACGTAGGTCACTCAGCCGCCCATGCTGACGTTGGCCGACCCAGCGAAGCGAAGCGCCACCGCGGCATCGCCCCGGTTGAAGAAGTGGCCCTTGATGGGCGTCGCCCGGTGGGCGGGGTCGCGCCAGCACCGCTCACAGACCGGCTTGCTGGCCCAGGCCGGCTCGTCTCGCACCACCGCGATGATGGGGTGTTGCCCCGCCTCTACGCCACAGCCGACGCAGGTCTCTATCACTCTTTACTCCTATTGGCACGGCGGGCGTGGCCTACAGCGCGCACCAGCCGCTCGTGTGCACGGTGAAGTTGATGTCCCCGCCATTCGGCGTCACCGGCATCCCCGTCATCCCGGTGTCGTAGAAGACGCAGAGTCGGTCGTCCGTGATCGTGTCGTCCCATAGAAGCACCTGCTCGCACTGGTCGCCAGTGACGGCCGTCCACGTGAAGTCCGCCGAGTCGAACACGCCCGCCGCGCTCCAGGTGCCAGCGATGTCGCCAGAGACTGCGACCTTTGCCGCGGCCGGGACATCCGGCGAGGCTCCACCATAGAAATCATGCGCCGCGCTGTAGGTGTAGTCCGCCGCGTCGGACAGGGTCGCCTTGAACACGTCAGCGTCCATGTCGAAGACCTTGAGCCCGAGCCCGTTCTTGAACGTGTCGTACGCTGCGTTGGCCATTCCTTCTCCTTTTATATTTCTGTCGAGTTCCGACTTCCGTTGAGGGCGGAACTCGTCCGACTCTCACCCAACGACGTGCCGTGGCTCCCCGCACCGGGCTGGGAGATCACGAGGTACTGGATCCCGCCGGACACAGTCGGCGAGAAGACCTGCAACATCGGCCCCCGATGCGCTCCAGCTACCACGTAGCCTAGCGTCGGGGTGAACACGACAAGGGTCGAGCCCGAGTGCGCGCCTACGATCGGCCACGACGCAGGCGTGACCGTTGGCGCGAAGAGCTGAAGCGTGCTAGGGGCGTGCGCTCCCGCGATCGTTCCAAAGGTCGTGATCGTCGGAGCGAACAGCGTGAGCGTCGGGCCTACGTGCGCCCCGGAGACGCGATAGATGGTGCTGGGCGCGAAGAGCTGGAGCGTTAAGCCCAGGTGCGCACCGGCGACGGTGCGCGACACACTCGGCGAGAAGACCGCAAGACTGCTCGAGACGTGCGCCCCCTGGACCGCGACCGGCCCGGCGGACGCCGTACCTGAGAAGAGCTGGAGGGTGCTCGGCACGTTGGCGCCGCTGATCGTGCCGAACGTCGAGACGGTTGGAGCAAAGACCTGGAGGGCGCTCGTCCGATGCGCGCCCGCAACGCGGTACGCGGTTGTCGGCGTGAACGTCTGGAGAGTAGAGGCAACGTGGGCACCGACGATCCGGTACGCCAAGGCCGGCGCGAACACCTGGAACGCGCTGGAGACGTGCGCCCCCACGGCGGCATGAGACAGGGTCGGGGCGAAGACCTGGAGCGCGGGTCCAAGATGGGCGCCAGCCACAATATGGGTCAGCGTTGGAGCGTTGACGACCAGGGTCGACGCCCGATGGACGCCAGTCACATCCTGCGTCGCTCCGCCCTGCGATACGGTCGGCGCGAATAGCTGAAGCCCACTCCCCAGGTGCGCGCCGCTCACAGTGACGGCACCGACGGCGAGCGTGCCGGGGAAGACCTGGAGGGTGGAGGATAGGTGCGCTCCGGCGATCGTCACCGCACCAGGAGCGACGGTGGGAGCGAAGAGCTGAAGCGTAGAGGCCCGATGGACCCCGACCACCACGTGGCGCAGCGTCCCCGCGAAGAGCTGAAGCGACGACGCCCTATGCGCTCCGGTAGCCGAGGAGTCCGTCGCTGGCGGCACGTCCGAGGTCAGGACGAGGACGAACTCCGAACTGCTGCTCGGGGGCGTGAAGTTGTGCGTGCCGGTCACGCCGTACGACCCGTCGCTCGTGACCTCTCCGGTGCGCGTGTTGAACCAGTCCGCCTGTATCGACGATCCGGCGCCCAGGGCGTCCACAGCGGTCAAGTCCACCGTCACGGTCAGCTGCGACGGGAAGAAGATCATCGCGAGCTTCTGATCGGCGGTCAGGGCACCCTGGCACCCGGAGTCGAGGTCGGGGTTGCCGTTCCCCGACGTCATCAACGCGCCATCTCTCGACGGGACGAGCTTCCACCACTGCCGAGCGTTGAACAGTTCCCACAGGTGGGCTAGGCGCGTGAACCCCGTGCTGTCTAGCGCAGCGCTCCATCCGCCGTTGTTGTCGCCGCAGTACCAGAGCGGGATGTTCCCGCTGAAGTGCCCCATCGCGCCGCTGAACATCGCGCGGTACGGCTCGGCCCAGATGTCGTCCCCGCCTGCGCCCTCGTAGTCGGTCTCAAGGAAGATCGTCGGCTTCGTCGGCGAGTGGTTGTAGCTGTCATTCGTCCTATTGCCGACCGGGTTGTAGGTATAGACGTTGTGGATTTGGAAGCGCGATTCAGCGAAATCGGTGGTGAAGTCCCACGGGTTCTCGTCTGGTCCCCAGTGCGTCGCGTGCGGCATGCTGACGGATGCCGTCGAGATGATCCCGTCCTGGATCGCGCGCACCTTCGATGCCCACGTGGTCGGCGCCACGTCCCCGCCGTTCAGCCAGACGAGGTTACCCAACCCACCGTAACGTGTGCCCAGGAACTCGCCGTAGGTCGTCGCGTTGGCCACGCTGTTCGACGCAAGCACGTCCCTGAAGCCCTCGGTGTCGCTGAAACCCAGATAGAGCGGAGTGAAGTAGACGAGGAAGTTCCGCGCCTTGCAGGCGTCGAGGACGTCGTCAACGTGGCTCCAATAGGCTTCAATGGGCTGCGTCAGGTCGTTGCTCGTGAACGGCTGATTGCCCTGTTTGTCGTCCGACACGGGGTCCGATGGTGTCCCGCTCTCATCGAAGGAGTCAGGCGCCGAGACGATGACCGAGTTGAGACCCTTCGCCTTCAGCCTGTCGAGGACGTTGGTCGCCTCGCTCAAGGTCAAGTTGTGCGTCAGGCTCCAGACGGCCGTCCCGTTCACCAGGAACGGGATGCTGCGCTGGTCCTCGAGGTAGCGACCGTTCGTGCTCGCCCGCAAGGGCCAAGCCGGCGTGTGCTGTACGACCGGCGAGAAGAGCTGTAGGGTCGAGGCGAGGAACGTCCCGACCGCTGCGTAGCGCAGCGTGGGCGGAAAGAGCTGGAGTGCGCTGGCGACATGTGCCCCGGCGACCGCGCCCTCACCTACGATGCTGGGCGCAAAGGTCTGGAACGTGGAGGCGAGATGCGCCCCCGTCACCTCCTGCGCTGCCGTAGCGGCCTTGTACACGGCGAGGGCGCAGGCGTAGTCCGAGGTCGTCGGCGCAACCCAGTCGGCCGCGTCCGTCGTCCCTGCCGTGACAACGCGATACTCGGCGCTTCCTGTCGCGTGGGTTGCGCCGTCCTCTGACTCAAAGAGGGTGTTGTAGTCCGCGCCCGGAGTGTGAGTCGTCACAACCGCGTAGTTGGTCAGGACGATGCCGGCGAACAGCGCGGCGCCCGCGCTCGTCGCGGTAGCAGTAGCTGGTGCCCCACTCGCGCCCGTCCCCGTGTCCGAGTCCTCGAGACGGGAGGCCCCAGTGTCGAGCCCCTCCCACTCCGAGACCGACATCACGAGGAACGAGCCGGCCACCGCACCGCCCACGGTGATCGTGCATGAGCCTCCAGCCGTGACTGGCGCGGAGTAGATGGCGCCCGCCATCCTGTCCGATGAAGCCTGGAAGTCGAAGTTTACGTTTTGGTCGAGCGTGAATGAACCGAGCGTCGCCGTGCCTGCGCTCTTGGAGATGTCCCCGACGACGAAGGCGTCGTCCGAAGGGCTGTACTTCACAACCGCGATAACCAGCAGGTCGCCGGTCACGACGTCGGCGGGATAGGCCACCACCACGGACGTCGTGTTGTCCGCCGTGCCACCAGCCTTCTGGATCAGCCTCGGAGAGACCCCTGTCGGCGGAACCCCGAGGTGTACCGACTGCGCCCGTTCCGCGGTGTCGTGATCCCACGTCGTCGACCCGCTGCTCGTCCCGGCACAGGCCCCGGTGTGGATGCAGACGCCGCCGCCTGCACCGGTTGAGACCGTTTGGTCGATGTGCTCCGTGAGCCCTGTGAGGTTGGCGTTGGCGACGTTCGACATGTTCGTCGTGTCGTTCGCGTCGTCGCTGAGTCCGATGGCCCCGATGATCAGCGAGTCGGCCGGCCCGTTGATCGATGAGATCGTCCGCCCGGTGGTGCCCGTCCCGTTGTCGGTCGGCTCACCTACCACCGTCGCAGTGATGTGCGCCAACCCGTGACCGGCGATGACGATCATCGCCCCGGCGCAGTGGTTCCCTACGCCGCTGACCGTAACGTTGGCCTCGCTCGCACCGGCGATCTTGCCGAAGATCGTCAGGGTCGTGACGCCCGTGGCTCCGGCGCCTACGGTGTTCTCGAACAGCTTCGTCCAGTCGGTGGGAGTGGTCGGCGTTCCGGCGGCCGTCGTGGAGTCGCTCGACTCCATGACGATGTACATCGCATCGCCGGCCTGCGGAGCGCTGCCCCCGGTCGGGACCGCAGCGACGAAACTAGTGGTCCCGCTTCCGAAGGCGCCGACGCCCCTAACGGTCGGTGCTGCCACTGACCCTCACCTGGTCCTTAGCGCTTCGTCGGACGATCGCCGACTCCCTAGCGCTCGCTCTTCGGCTTTGGTGTCCATCCGCTCGTTAAGTGCGGCGATCACCTCGGCGCGGAACCGCCTGAACATCTCCTCGTCCCGCTTCTCGAGTAGTGCGGGGAGTTTGCTGAGTTGACGCTCATGGCTGATCAGCCAGGCGGCCTGGAGTAGCTGCACGAGGAGAATCGTCACCACGAGGTAGATCATGCTCGTTCCGCAATCAGCTTCTCGACCCGCTCCAGCGCGCGCTTCGCTTCGGCGGCGTAATACTCGGCGTTCTGCCGCTGTTGCTCCTCGCTCCGTTTCGCGTGCTCGTCGATACGATGGCGCTCTGCCTCGACAAGCTTCTCGGCGCCGGCCTTCGCCTCTCCGATCTCGCGGTCGAGCTTGTTCACCCGACCGCCAAGACCGTTGATCGACCCACGCAGCGCGTCGGCGTCGCGGCGGCCCTCGCTGAAGGACCGCTCGCAGTCGAGCCTCTGGCGATTCAGGTCTTTGTCGAAGTCCTTCCGCAGCTCCTCGATCTCCAGGTGAAGGCGGCCGTCTGCGGTCTCGTGCCCGTCGTTGTCTTCCTTGCGCACCGCGTCCCAACCTTCGACTTTCGCCTTGATCGCGCCGTACTTCATGACGCCGCCGAGGAAGCCGCTGAGCCAGCCTGCTATCGCTCCAACGAGGGGCGGTCCCACCGTCTTCAGAAGGTCGGCGGTTTCGGGCGTCATGCCTTCTCCAGTGAATCGTCCTTCGCTTGGGCCCAGCCCTGACACCATTTCTGCGCAATCCGAGAGCCCGATTCGTAGGGGCACGAACCCTTGGGGATGCCACGGTCCCAGGCTTGCCGGCCAGCGCTGTACGCTTCGACGTCCTCGACGGTCTTGTGGCCCAGACTTTGCGACCGGCGACCCTTGCGCTTGGTCACGGATGCGCCCCCACGATCTCCGCGAAGACGCCGTTCCCGCCCGTCACGCGGATCGTCTTACCGTCCTGGCCAGGGGCCACGAGCCGCAGCGGGTTCCCGCCGTCGAGGAAGCACGTCGGACAGGACGCGCCGTCCACGGTCCATGTGTACGGTCCCCACTGGCGCTCGACCGCCTCACGGTCCGTGTTGCCCTCGGCGCCGCCGGGTGAGCAGGTGTTGCCGGTAGAGCAGCGGCGGTTCCATTCCTGGTCGTCGCACGTCTTCGGCGTCGCGTCGACGACGACGCGGTTGACCCCCGCGTTCGTGACCACGATCTTCCCGAGGGGCGGGGCGGGCAAGCAAGAAGTGGTCGTCGGCCGCACCCAGGTATCGCCGTTGCGGTTGGTGTAGCTACCCGGGGCCCAGCCGACCGCGCCGTGATGGCAGCCGTCCGCGCGGCAAGAGAACACGTGGTTGCCCTGGCAGCGGTCACGCGTGCCCGCGCAGATCTGGTCCACGGGGCCTTCGCTGTCGGTCTGGACCCCGGCGCACATCGAGGGGCTCGCCTTCCGGATCTCCTCCGTGACCTTAGCGAAGAAGCTCTGCATCGGCTCTTCGATGAAGCACTGCGAGCCGACGGCGCAGCCGGTGACCTTGACCATCGCGGCGTTGATCGCGGATGCGATCTCGGAATCGGCGGGCGGGCGCGGCGAGACCGCGACGGCGTCCTCGTTCGGGATGTCGGAGCAGCCGGTGACGGGCGTGGTGCCTCGCATCGCGGCCATCGTCTCGAGCCATTCCCGCTCCCACGCGGGGTCATCCCAAGCCCCACCGTAAGCGTTGTCGTCGAACCACCAGTGGAAAGTGGTGCCTAGCTGCTTCGCCTGCGCGAGCCTCTGGAGGTACTCCGTCCCGCGCATCGGGCCGAACTCGTTCACCTCCGTGGGCGCCGGCTGCGCTGGCTTCGGGAAGCCGTGCGCTGAGAGGTAGTCGTACTCGGAGCCGCGCTCCCCCGATAGATCGTCGTTAAGCGTGCCCGGACTCCAGAGGTGCCGCGCGTAGCCGAGGCGCGTTTCGGTGGCGCGAATCTGCTGGCGGATCCCGTCCACGAACGCGGCCGCGGGCCGGCAGCGGTTCGCCTCGTTGCCCAGCTCCCAGTAGACGTGAGGGAATCGGCCCGCCACCTGCACGACGTGATCGACGAGCGCAAGGATGGTCGGGTGCGGAGCCTGCCGCATGTCGGAGCAATAGCCGATGTCGATTCCCTGAACGTTGTTGCCGAGCCGCCAGAACAGAGGCAACTCCGTGTGGACCATGCCCCAGCCGTCCCACAAACCGATGTTGACGAAGATGCCCTTCGCGCGGGCGTGCTCGAGGACACCTCCGAGGTTGTCGTCGAACGCTCTCGAGAACTTCGTGAGATCGAACTTCGGAGCGGTGTCCGCGATCTTGAGCCCGCGACGCTTGAGCACCTGGATCGCGGGGCCGTTGCGCAAGAGGGCGGCAAGCTCGTAGGCGTGCTGGGGCTCGCCTTCTCCGGGGTGCCACACGTAGGCCGACGTGGTGCCAGGAACGCGCTCGTACAGCTCGTAGGCTGGCCCTCGGTCGTCGGCCATGAGTGGCAGGCGCATGGCCGTCGCGTTGAGGCTGGCCGCCGCAATGGCGTCGAGCGCCACGGTGTCCACAAGCGGCCAGTTGTGATGCGTGGTGACGCTGCCTAGGATCGGCGGCTGAAACTGGGCACCGACCGCCTTCAGCGGCTCGCCCGGCACGACGGTCGGGCACTCCTTCGGGTCGCCCACCTGCGTGCCACCCGGGCAGATGTAGATCCACGGCTGACCTGGAGGTTGGTGCCAGCACGAGGTCACCAGGTCGGGCGGTTGGCAGACCGGACTCGGTGGTGTGGGCGTGGGGGTCGGAGTTGGCGTCGGGGTCGGCCCTGGGCACGGCGGGCCCCCAGGGTAGGGGATGCAGGGGATGCCCGTGCACGCCGGTAGCGCCAGAAGTGCCACCAAAACAAAGGACTTACGCAGCATGTGCGATTTCCCTCCCGGGCTTGTCGCTTTTCCCTTGACAGCAACATGTTGCCGGACTATATTGGTAGGTATGGAGGCCAAGATGAGCGACCGATGGACTGTGGAGACCGAGGGCGAGCGGGCCAGAATCATGCCGGTCAGCGATGGCAGCTACAGCGTCCATCTCGTGACCCGGCTCGGCGAGCGAGCTGCTGGCTGGGAGTGCCTGGGGCTCACCAGCGAGCCCATGGCGCACGCAGCCGCAGAGGCCCTCATCCGCTCCTACCTGGCCTCGGGAGACTGACCACCAGGCCGAAACGCCCTCCCGGGGGCGTCCGCGGGTAAGGCCCGCGCTGAGGAGGCCATGATGAAGCGAATGCAGATGACGGTAGAGACCAGCGGCCACGTCCAGATCAGCTACACCGACTCCATCACCGAGGAGCGCGTGACGCGGCGCTTCTCGGCCGGCGCCGACCGGCCGGTCTATGTGATCGAGCACCTTGGCGGCGGACGCACGGCCCAGGTGTGCGAGCAGCTCGCTGGCACCGGTAGCACGCTGCGCGCCTCGCGGACCTCGCTGCCGGGCATCATCCGGTCCGAGTACCGGGCGATGCGCCGGGCCTACGAGACGCTCAGGGCGAGGACGTAGATGGCCCGCGAGATTACGCTCCGCGAGCACCTGAGCCGAGCCGGCAAGGCCGGGACCGGAGCGGCCAAGCGCCGCACCCCCGAGCAGTACGCCGTGATCCAGGAGCGCGCCCTCGCCGCCCGCCGGCACGCCAAGGACTACGTGGCCGAGCGCCCCGGTGGCTGGGGCGTCCTGCGCTGGGATGAGTCGCGCCAGATCCACGTCGAGGGCCCGGTCTACGCGACCAAGCGCCAGGCCCTCGAGATCCTCCGCGACGAGTAGGCCCCCGCACCCGTAGAGGGCGCTGAGCAGGACGAGTGCGAGGGCGCGCTTCATGACGCATCTCCATTCGTTACGAAACCGTGCCAACTACAAAGACCGTCGTCCACCTCCTGGATAGAGGGGGTGAGGGTCATGTCCTCGATAGATGTCCCGCTCGCCTTCCACCTGGTCGGCCCGTTCTTACCGCCGCAGAGGTGAGGAGGGACCGGGCTTCCTTCGAACGCAACCATCACGCTGTGCGTTCCAACCGGGCCACCGTTCTTTGCATATGCTTGAGGACACAGAAAGCTGACCGCGTGCGCCTCAGGCAAGGTCGCAACTGGGATGAAGTAGTGAGCTGGCCGGACCTCGGTGACCTTGCCCTTGGACGGGTCATGCACATCAAGAAGGAACGTCCCCTCCTCCATTCGCTGTTCGTACCGAAGAAGCTGTCCTTCAAGGTCCTTCAGCTTCACAGTGCCTACTCCCGCACGTAGAGCAAGCTTTGAGTGGTGTCCGCCGGGGCCGTCCCAATCTTCCCCGGCGTCGCGTTGCCCTTCAGCCCGGCCTCGACTTCGGCCGGCGTCGAGCCCGGGTGACGCTGGAGGTAGAGCGCGGCAGCACCGGCTCCGTGCGGGCTCGCCATCGAGGTCCCCGAGAACGTCGCCGTCCCGCCCTCGGGGCGGTCGCTCTCGATGTCCACACCCGGCCCGAAGAGGTCGATGCCCGGGCCGAAGTTGGAGAACGACGCGATGTGGTCGGAGCGGTCCGAGGCTCCCATCGTAATCGCCTGGACCACACGGGCCGGGCTCGCACCGTAGGCGTCGGACGAATCGTTGCCGGCCGCGACGACGTGAACGACGCCCGCCGCAATGGAGCGGCACACCGCGTCGTCCAGTGCCGGCGCCGGGGCCCCGCCGAGGCTCATGTTCGACACGACGCCGAAGCCGGGGTTCGCTTGCTTGAAGGCGGTAACGTAGTCGATGCCCGCGATGACGCCGGTATCGGTCCCGCTCCCGTTCTCGTCGAGGACGCGGGCCGCGTGCAGCGTGACGTTCTTCGCCACACCCCAAACGGTCCCGCCGATGGTCCCGGCGACGTGGGTGCCGTGCCCGTGGGCGTCCATGCAGCCCCGGAAGGACACGGCCGTGAAGCACTCCGCGGCGTAGCGCGCGCCGAAGTCGCCGTGCGTCTGAGAGCACTTCGTCAGGTCGCCGCCCGCCGGGCAGCCGGTGTCCACAATGAACGCATGGACGCCCGTCCCGTCCGCTCCGGGGTCGTAGCTGCCGGATAGCGGGAGGTCGCGCTGATCGATCCGGTCAAGCCCCCAGCTCACCCGAGCGAACTTCCGGCCGTCCTCCTGGACGTAGGCCACCGCGGGATCGGTCGCAAGCGAAGCCGCCGCCTTGGCGTCCGCCTTCACCGCGAACAGCCCGAGCGCCCGGAAGGTCTGCACGCTCTGGAGCCCGAACCGTCCGGCGAGAGTCTGGATCTGCGCGGCCGCGGTCTGGAGCTCAAGCGCCGTCCGTGCCCGCTGCTTCAGCACCACGACGTAGCGGCCGGCGATCGCGTCCTTGACCTTGACTAGCCCGGAGCTGGCCGGAGGCTTGTTGCAGTCGTAGGGCTCCGCGGGAGTCGTCGGAGGCGGACAGATCCACTGCCCGGCGAGGCAGATGCACGTCGGGTCGGGGGCCGGCCCGGTACACGGCTGCGTCGGCTGGCACGAGGCCCCGACCAGGAACGGGAGAGCCGCGGCCGCGATGAGCACCTTGACCACCGAACTCGAGCCGAGACTCCGGGCCTTGAGCCAGTTCCGCCCGCCGGTGAGCAGGCCGAGGACGACGGGCAGCGCCCACGGCGCCAGCTTCTTCAGCTCGTCGCTCGCCTGCACGTAGTCGATTGCGGCGAGACCGCCGACGACGGCCGCTCCGGCCGCTACGCCCCTGACCGCCTTCCAGAACGTGATCGAGAACTTGTACTCTTGCAGCAGCATTGCATTCATCCTTTTCCACTTATCCTTGGACAACAGACCGCGGTCGCCGAGGTTCACTCGTCCATCTCCACCGTTGGATCGAGCCAGAACCACGCGACGACCGCGGCCACGAGGAGCACCACGGCTATCCCGCCGAGGATGAGATGCTCCGGGTAGAGCAGCCAACCTTCGGAGATTCGGCTCAATGGGACTTCCCCCACCAGATGACTTCCTGCGGCAGGGAGACATCACAGTCGGCGTGAATGTGCCGGTCGTACACACCCACGCGAGAGAATCCGACATTGAGCAGGGCGGTCAGAATGTGCCAGCGCTCGCGACCGTCGACGCACGCTAGGTCCACCGCGAGCCCGCGCATGTGGGCGGTGTTCTTCACACCCTGCGCCGCTTGGTTTTCCTCCGGCGTTCGAGCCCCGGAGGTGATGCGGAAGGGGACGCCAGCGTAGTCCCGGGCGCCGTCCAGCATGGCGACGAGCCGGGGGCTTAGGCCCTTGATCTCGTCGTCGGTGAAGTGGATTGCCAGACCCGGACCTCCGAAGAACGCCAAGGAAGTCCGGTGGCGGGCTGAGCCGTGCCGGGGTGCGGCCCCTCTCGTGCCCGAGGGTCTGCGCTATTGTGTGGCCGAAGTCTCTAAGGCGTCAAGCACTTTCGTTAGGTCGAGCGTCTCCCTCCGCGCGATTTCGATGGCCGCCGGCCGGCCGTCGCCGCGGACGTGAACCGTGAGCTGCCCACGCCCCCCCAGGCCCAGCGCGGCCTGAAGGACGGCTCGGCCGATCGCGAGGGCGAGAGCGTCTTCGGTCATTGGAGCCGTCCAGACAGCTCGCCTATCTGGCCGGCAAGCCGCGTAATCTGTCGGAGCCGCTCTACCGTGTCGTCGCCAAGCTGCCGCCGCACCTGTAGCGCGCCCAAATCCTTGGCCAGGCCAAGGGCCTCAAGCTGAGCCTCTACGCCCTTGAGTCGGTCCCGCTCGTACTCGGCTCGCGATTGCGCCGCTCTCGCCTCGCTGACTATCTTACGGATGCGCCGCGACACCTCGACGCCCAGCCGTTGACCCTCCTCACGATCGGCCAGCCACGCCCGCCAGTGCTCTGCCGGATCTCGCCTGTTCGCCTCCCACATGTCGCCGACGATCCGCGTCCGGCTCATCATCACGTAGCTCATGAGCGACACGAGCGCACCGGCCGTGGGTTCCCTGCGCACCGCCTTCCGCTTCGTCAGCAACCGGGAGCCGGCGCTCCACATGAGGCCGACCTCGGAAGGTAGCTCCTCGACGGCGATCAGCTTGGGCGGGCACACGAAGTACAGTTCGTGGCAGAACGGCAGATAGGTCGGCCACTTCCGGTCTTGCAGGAAGTCAGAGCGCGACACCTTGACCTCGTAGCCGATGGCCGTCGGTGGGCTCCACGTCTTCAGTAGCGCCCAGGCATCAAGGCGGCGGCATCCGTCCCACGAGCTGCCCGTCTTGCACTCGGCCACGAACACTGCGTCGGAGTGCTTGGCGGCCAGCAACGCCACGAGCGCCTCGGCGTCTTGGGTCACGCGGGGGCCTTCGCGAGCAGAGCCAGAATGCGCCCGTCGGGCACCGCCTCATACGCCTCTCTCACTCCCCGCGCGTAGCCATTTCGCTGGGCCGCGATGGCATCGTGACACCCAGCACACAGCGCCGTCTCCGCGCGTCCATCGGCCTTCCCGGCGGCGTAGGCTTCCTCCAGCGCGAGGGCGATGGCTTGGACACGCTCGCGGCGAGAGCAATTGCACGGGCGCGACGTGACGTTGAACTTGCACTTCGCGCATACATGGCTGAACCCGTCGTCGTCGTGCGGCCCCGCCAGCGAGTCTACCAATTGCTCTCGGGTCATACGGACATGCCCCGTTCGGACCGCTCGCGGGCCCTGCGCTTCCGCCAGTAAATGATATTTCGCATAGCGCGACAGGCTCTACATTCACGCCCACCGTTTCGATGGTCTCTCAGTATGTTGGCTGGAGTAAACTCGTGACCCCTTACGCAGCTCGATTGCGACAGAGATGGTCTATCACTAAACCGTGCGGAACCGGGCTGATTCGTGGCGTTGGCATTCACGGACAGAACGCTAGGAAGACGCATTGGACAACCAAAACCGTCCGTAACCGAGCGATTTATTCCCGGTCCAAGCACGACATCCGTTTACGTCCGCCGCAGCGACCTTTGCGTAGAACCGTCCCTTCGCTACAACGAACGGGCAGGAATGGAATACGTTTCCAATTGCACGGCCGCAGTCCTTACATCGTGTGGTGGTAAAGTGCCGAGTAGCCATCGAAGCACCTCCTGCGTGCTGGGTGGTCAGGGTTGGTTGGGCGTTGACGCGCCCTTCCGACCCGCTTCCAATCCTACTCCACGCAAGTGCCAGGATGGGTCCCTCCTCCGCCTTCGCGAGCCACTTGGGGTCGGCGGTCATCGGTGCTTCCTCGCGATGTGACGACGCATCGCTTCCCAAGTCCAACATGCGTATTGGCAGCGTCCCCACTTGCAGAGGAGCATGATAAAGGCCATCACTTGTCTCCTGGGAGGGGGAGGGCGCGGATCACACGACAGCTTTCCTCCCGCTCGTTGCGCCAGGGGCTCGTCTCGCTGGCGTACAAAAGATGGAGCGCCCTTTCCGCGGCCTCCCGCATCGCCTCGGCCCCCCTCCGCTCCGCCGCTGCCACATCAGGCTTCCCCGCTTGCTGCCACGCCAGATACTCCGGCTCCGGGGGGTGGTCGCGCTCGCAGTCCTCAACTAGCGCCTTGAGCAGCGTGACCTCGGCATCCCGCGCTTTTCCCCTCGCCGCCGTGGCCTCTCTGTATTCCCGGCAGTCGTGGCAGGCAAGCGCGGCCTCGGCGGCCTCGGCACGCTCCAAGAGCGCTACCTTCTGCCAGCCTTCGGCAAGCATCCGTGCGTTGGCTGCTGCACGTTCCTTCTCCGCTCGCTCCTTCTCGGTGGCTAGGGCAGCCCCCAGCCCCTTGATTTTGTCCTCGCGGTCCTTGTTGAACATCCGTTGGGATTCCTGCATCCAATCCGGAGTGACAGCGGTACCGCTTACGCCTAGCTTCATTGTCCACTCTTGGTCACGATCCTTTACGCGCTCGTCGCCATAGGCGCGGATCTTGACGGCCAAGTAGTCTACATTCCACGAACGGTCGTTACCATGAGATAGCATCAGAGCTTCTTCCGCGATCTCTCGCGCCCGGTCCTTCGGGGCCTCCGGCTTGGCATGGCACAAGCACTCGATGGCGAGACTCCCGCAGAGCGCGCACGTCTCCGGCTTGGTCGGATCGGGCTGCTTGGGTGGGGTGGCCCGCTTGTCGAGACATCCATCCCGCCTATCGTGGTAAATGTTGCAGCGTGGGCAAAACGGGGTCACTTGCGCTTCTCCAATTCTTCGATCCTGCACCACGGGCACCGATCATCTAGCAACGGCCTCCCGGTGACGTAGACGGGGCGAAACTCATTGTGCCTGTCACACGCTACGCGCATGGGATTGCTTTTCTCCGGCTTGGCTGGGGTGGGCTCCTCTGACACGGTTTGCCCCCTCTCTAAGCACACCGATTGGAGATCGCCGCAATTGGGGCATCGCGGCTCCTCGCTGTCCTTCGGGGCGGTCACGCCTGAGGCTCCACGAAACCGAAATTGGGCTCGCGCGACCACCACCACGAGACGTGCAACGGAATGCATGGGACGAGACAGACCCACAGATCCACGCAATTCCCGGTGCGCTTCCAGAAGGCCCCAATCCACAGGTCGGCCAACTTCCACTCAAGCTGTGCGTGCCAACCTTGGAAGCGATACGGCCCGAGAATGCACAAGGACCCGCCCATCTCGCAGGTGGAGCACTCTCCGCTGCGGTGACAGTCCCAATGGTGCCCGCAATGCTCACAGATAAATGCGCTCATCCTTCCCTCCACGCCTTCGTCATTCGCCATCGGTCCACGCCTCCTCATGCCGCCCCCTCCCAATAATCCTCCGGGGTCGGACAGATCACGCCGTACTTGTGCAGCAACCACTCCCGCGTCTGATTGACCAGCTCCGAGAACTGCGCCGAGTCCATCTCGCTCGACCGGATTCCTACGCGACCGAGCGGCGTCTTCTGCGCCGGCCCGAACACTGCGACAAGCCGGTAGTGAACCGCTTCGTTCGACAGCGGAAGATCAAGCTTTGCCTCTCTCGTCAGAATCTCAGCGACGAGCGGAACGACAACGGCCCACCAATAGGCGTTAGCCCGGTTGGACCGCTTCGGTCTCGAGATCGCCACCTCTACGGTGCGGCCCTTGTTTTCCGCGAGCCAAGCGATCCAGCGTCCGGGCTCGGCCGGCTTCAGGGTTCCCTTGTCGGAGATTCGGCACGCGAACTTGCGGCTACTCGTCAGGCCCACATCGAGGTTGATACGCTCGCTCATGCGCTTGTGTCTGCGAAGAGGGGGCCGGCGATGCGCTTCCCGAGGCAGTGTGGGGAGAACCAGATCCGTTCGCGGCCCGCGTTCTCTCGCCCGCGCCCGTCGCCTTGCGACCCGTACCCGCCCCTAGCCTTCCATTCGACTTCTGTCCACTCGCCGGTCATCTCGTGTTCGCCCGCGTAACCACAGAGAGCGATTCGCAGCGCCGGATTGTCGCCGTTCGCGATGGCCCACGCCGCGACCGCGGCCGCGACGTCACCTCCGGCCGAATACTCGATGGCGTGCTCGTCGTCGGAATAGGGCGGGTCCAGAAAGACCCCGGTCGTACCGTGCTTCACGGTAACGCTCTCGCCCATAACTCGCGTCCAGTCGCCACAGGCGACACGCACACGGCGCAGCCGCTCCGCCAGGTCAAGACACCAGACGAGAACTCCCCTCCCCGCGTCCCCGAGGTGCGGGAGCTTCCGGTGCAGTCCCCTCCCCGCGTCCCCGAGGTGCGGGAGCTTCCGGTGCAGGCCCATCCCCGCGGACCCGAGGTGCGGGAGCTGCTCGGACGGTGCAGGCCCATCCCCGCGGACCCGACACCAGCCCGAACCTATCCACGAGGCAACGCCCCAGGCCCACCAGCCGGCGATCTTCGCGTCATGAAAGAGCGGGTCTTCCTTCAGGCGCTCAAGCTCCTGCGCGGCGTAGCGCACCAGCCAACGATGGCGCGCGTGAAGATCCGTCTCGTTCACGGGCCAGCCGGCCCAGAGCGCCACCTCCACCGGTTCCGCCTGAATGGCACGCCAGAAATTGCAGAGGTAGGCATCGAGGTCGTTCACGGTTTCGGTGCCAGCCTGTGTTGGCCGCGAGAGCAACACCGCTAGCGAGCCGGCAAACGGCTCAACATAGTTCGGCACGTTGCCAAAACGGTCCCACACGAGGTGAGCCACTTTCGACTTGCCTCCGAACCATGGGAAGGGCGCGCGAAGGCTCACGCCATCCTCGTCGCGTGGTACATCGCCCGGAACCGTGCGTTCTCCCTCACCTTCACCCCTCGTCGCTTGATCCACCGCCGCCAAGACTCACGACGGCTCACCCGCCTACACCCTTTGCACTCCGTGTTCGGCTCGCCTCGGCCGTTGCGGTAGTAGCTGCTCAGCGGAAGCAGCCGGCCGCAGTGACCGGTACACCAGCGCATCCCGTCGCGTATCGTGGTCGGGGCGCTCACCTGTAGTCCCTCTCTGCCCACGGCCTAGCGGCTCTTCCTTCGAGTTCTTGCAAGCGGCAGCAGACCAGGTAGAGAGCCTCACGCAAGTCCGCTACCATCTCGGCCATGTTGATGCGCTTCCACATTTCCTCGCTGTACTTGCCTGACATGATGAACGGCGGGTTGCTCGGTCGTCCCTTCGGCTTGGCCTTCATGCGTCCTCACCGGGTTCACGGTAGGGCAACCGCGCAGCTTCCACCGGAGCTCGGCGCCCATCCGCCAGCGCCAGAAGCCGCGCCATCCAATCCGTGATGCTCTCGCCCTCTCGCTTCGGGTTGACCTGGGCGAAGCGGTCCCATTCCCACTGACTCATTGCGCCTGGCTTGTACGTCACATGCCCCCCACTGATCGACGCACGGCCGCCTCGACTGGCTTCTCGTAGTAGACGAGCGACCACCCCGGCTTCGTCTCCCGAATCGCGCCCAGGACCAGACGCAGCGGCACGCCCTCAGACATCCAGAACCGCACGAGGCTGAACTCCACCGGACCCATGAGACGAGGACGCCGCGTCATCTCGCAGAAGGCGTCCCACACGGCGTTCGCGTAGGTCGCTTTCTCCTGGTCACTCATTCGTCGCTTCCTGGTTCGCGGAACGCCTCGGCGCGCTTGCGCTTCCGGTACTCGCGCATGTACGGCGCCCGCGACCCCTCCTGTGCGTTGGCCGTCTCCCGGTATTTGGTGTGATTCAGAATCCGCCAGCCGCCATCGAATGCTTCGATGCGCCGGCCTTCGTGGTCTTTCGTCCGGCTGTGCGGGTCAGGGCTGTAGAGCACCTCCAGGGCATGTTCCATCTCGGCCATCGTTACGTTGGCGACGCGGGCGAACCCGGGCACGCTGCCCTCGACCATCCCATCCGCGTCAGCACTCGCCAGCATGGCAATCCAAACCCTTACCGTGGCATGGTCTTCCCCCCAAATCGTGCTGGTCAGAATCGAGGTGAAGACCTTCACAAAGCCAGCCATCAGTCTCGCCGCGTAACATCACGCGTAACGTTCGCGTAACCGGATTCGTCCCACGTAACAAGTCCTGCTTCTGCTTCTGCGTTCTGCTTCTTGCTTTTACGTACTGTCTCTACCCTAGAGAGAGAGGGGCTCATTCGGTCTCCGGTCCCTGGTCTGGCTCGAGAGGGCCTGCGGAGGGGAGGGCCAGGTCGGCTTGACCGTTAGTTGGACCGAAAGTCAGACCGGCCAGGCTGCGAAGCCGTTCGCACTCAGTACAGCCTAACTGCTGTCCAAAGTCATGCAAACCAAAGTGGTGATCGCACAAATGCGCTTCCCCGGAGTTGTAGTGCTTAACGCCGCATTGCCTACAAGCCATCTACTTGCCCTCCAGCTTGGACGCGATGCGGACATCGGCCACCGATCCACTTAGCACCCCGAGTTCGTGATCAGCACGACCGACAATCTGTCCGGTCTTTGTGTCGTAGATGTTCCAGTGCGGAGCCCTGTGACCCGCCGGGCAATAAAGGATGCTGTGGACCCGCTGTACCACCTGAAGCCAGGGATGTTGAGAGCAACGACGTTCGAATCGAGACGAACTTGCGGCGGCCACTATTTATCCCAGCGTGGACGCGATACGGACCAAGCTTCGTACAGCAACGTGCTGGTTACACCAACACTGCTCGCCAGCCAACGTGTAGCAAGCTCCTGGGCCAATTGGGATGGAGATGGCCTCCAGCGCCTTCACCGCTTCGGCGAGGGCGCTCCAGGGGTCGGAGTTCTTGGCCGAAAGGATTAAGCAAATGTTGGATTCATCCTCGTCGCTTAGGAAGCTCCTGATCCAATCCGCACGTCGGACAAGATCGCAGATCACATTTGCGTCCCTATCGCGCCCCGAGATCCAGACGTCGTTGCGGTCGCCTCCGCGCTCCCAGGGTCCGGTAGTTGCTGCGGCCCTGAGCTTCCGGGCCTCCTCGATGGCCGCGCGGATACTGGCAAGGGCCTCGGCGACAGTCAACGAGTCGGTTTCGGGCATGTTCGGCACCGTAAGCCTCCCTTGGGGTGTTGCCAGACAGCGACTTTGCCGCAGAGATCACAGCGCGGTACATCAGGCTTCGGCAGCTTGGACCAACTGGCTTCGGAGACAGAGGGCTTAGCCACGGGGAGCCCATTTCTCAACACGCAACTCAGAGCGCGCGCTGAAGCCCTCAAGACTCCAGCGCGCGTCTTGCCTTGTGCAGAAGACTTGGTAATGGCCACACTCGGCAATCAGCGGCCTCCCAGACCTGCTCCACACGATGCACCATCCGACATACCCAGGAATCGGGCGCCTCTTCTTCCCGGCGGAAACAGAGGTGGGCGGGGTCATCGCGTTACCTTCTCCCCGCGCTTCTCGGCTGCGCGTGCATGCAGTGACCATCCCTGCCTTGACGCCACCACCCACCACTTTGGAGCGCAATCCGGCCAGCCGCAGGTGCAGCGTCCAAGCACCGGCGTGAGATCGACGCCTTCTCGGCACGACGAGCAATGACACTGACGCCACGAATGCGCCGGCTTCTTCGCCTTCTTCTGCTTCATCGCGTCACCTTGAACTGCTCGGGGTCGAGCTTCTTCAGCCGATTCCATAGCGCCAGCTCATAGCAGTTCGCTTCCCGACACCAGTCCTCGCCGGTCAGGCGTTGGGAGGTATAGCGTCTAGAGCCAATCCGGAGGTGCTGAATCTCCCAGCCGTGGCGTTTGCCGAATGCCGTCTTGAGCGGGGTCATCGGTACCGCTCGTAGTCATCCCGCTCGGCGGCGTATTGGGCCTCTTCGCGTTCTTGGAGGTACAGGTTCACCACCTCGCGAGCACATTCGCGCTCCCCGCAGTGGTCCGGCTCGCTGAAGTCGGATTCGCCTATTTCGGCTCTGCACCAAGCGCAGTACCGCATCTCCACTCTCGCCATCTACTTCCTCCCCCAGGCGCGGAGAAGAGCCTTGACCTTGGCCTCGTAGGTGCCCCAGTCCCTGTCCTCGTCCGCGTCATTCCTGAGCCGGGTGGTCTTCCCGGTCTCGTGGGCGCGCCGGGTCGCCGCAGCGCGCTTGTGCTTGTCGGAGTGATAGCGAGCCCCGGCCTTGCGTGACACGGAGAGCCCACAGCCGCAGGCGCACGGCTCGCCCCTTGCCGGCGTCCCCGGAACCGTTCCTGCGGGCTCCTGGGCCGCGACGGGCACGTCCCACACCATCATGCTGCCCCCTTTGCCTTGGCCGTTCGTGCTATGGAAAGCAGTAAGTCGCGGAAGGCGGCCGGCGTCTCGGCACGCTGACGATTCGAGAGCCGCTGACAGACGCCGGTACGCTGCTCCCGGCGCCGCTCCTCCGCGCTGTGGTAGCCATCGTCAAGCCGCGTGCGAGTGCCGGACGTGCCCCAGCGGAGCGATGGCAGGACGCAGTGCGCGGCATAGAGCCACGTTGCCTTTCGGGCGCGGTGGCCGTAGTGGCCTTGTTCGACGCAGCAGGTCCAACCGATTCCGTCCCCCGCGGCGACCCAGCCACCCGACCGTGGCGGCGTCACGATTCCGAAGAACCGCCAGGCCCAGGACGCCTCCGGGTGCTCAAGGACGCCGCCGAACCGGCGCACAGCCGCGAGCGCTGCCGAGAAGCACCCGGCGTCGTCGCCCTTCTTCCGCCGTACCCGCGCCGACGGACCGCCAGACCAGTACCGTCCCCAGCGCTCACACGGCGGATGTGCCACGACCGGCCAGGGCCCGCTGTAGTCGCGTGCGTCGAGGTCGGGCAGGCCCCAGGGCTCAACCCCGGGCAGGCCATAGTAGGGCCCCGCGACCATAACGTAGAGGGCGGCCACGGGGAAGCCGTGGTAAGGACTTCGCGGCATTGCGTAGAGCGCAGCCGTGGTCATTCCGCCCCCTTGGCCAGCTTCTCGGCGTCCACCTCGCGCCGGATTGCCGCGACCCTCTCCGCAACCAGCTCGTCAGAGTCGCGACGAGAGATCCGGCAGTCTGGACACGCCTGCCCACGGAGCGGCCTGTTACAGCGACCGCACCACCACGTCGTCGGCTTCTTGCCCTTCACCGGATCACCTTCTCGCCGCGCTTCTCCGCAGCCTTGGCATGGCGTCGCCAGTCAGCAATGAGCCAGATTGACGCGCGTGGGTGCCCGGGACTTTGTCCAACCCCACAAGAGCAATGCCCGAAGCCACATATGCCGTGGCAACACGTTTGAATCCAGCTATGCGTCTTCTTGGGCTTGGCCTTCTTCTTCACCGTCGCCCCCTCACCTTGCGAATTTCTTGCACTTCGATGCCGAGGCAAGCCAGCATCAACCGCTTCTTCAGCGTGTACTCGGCAGTGGCGTAGCCCTTCACGTCCTCGACCACTCGCTGCTCGGTCTCGCAATCCACGTAGGCGAAGTCAGCCAGGTAGTGACAGACGTGCGTGTCGTTCACCTTGAGGTCGAACCGCGGCTGGGGATGGGCCTCGAGGTCTCGGATGAGCCCACCGGCCTGCAACAGGTGTAGCTCGTTGCAGCGGGACGCCTCCATGCCGCTGTGGTGGGTCTTCTCCTCGCGGCAGCGCGTCGGCCGGGCATTGAACTTCGAGTGCCGACCAGCGTAGAACCCGAGGCTCATACGACCAGCTCATCCGGCGTGGTCTCGACGTTGAGCGCGAGTAGGGTCAACTCCGGTTGCGGATCCGGCCGCTCGAACCGCCGGCGGGGCAAGATCGAGTCCCCGCCGCAGAGAGAGCACGCCCCGGCACGGGTCAGCGGGACAGGTCCGCAGTCGAGACACCGGCCTAGGCCGATCACGCTTACGACCACCAGCCGTCGAGCTTCCCTCCGCGTCGGCCGCGGTTGTAACGCTCGACGATGAGCCCGGCGATGCAGTAGGCGACGGTTCCGCCTCGCATGTCGCGCATGCCGCGCGCCTTCCCGATCAGCCCGGCCGCTCCCCCGCCGATCTTCGAGAGCTTCGACACGAGGCCCGCCTGCTCCAGCTTTGTGCCGTAGCGCGTCAGCGTGAGCCCCACGCCCTCGATCACCTGCCCCTCGAAGTTGGTGGACTCGCGGCCCCAAGCCTGCTCGATCGTCCGTAGCGTGCGAGCCAGGACGGACGCGCCATCCTTAGCCCCCGCGATTCCGCCGCCACGATAGATGCGTTCGAGGGCCGTCACTGCCGAGACGTGGCCCGATCCGGTCGTCGCCTGGGCGAGAGACAGACTCGCCGCGAGCACGATGCGGTTGATGTCGGTGGCCACCGGTTCGCCGGCCGTGATCCGAACGCGGAACTTGTCGAAGGTCCGCACAGCGAGGCGGTCGTTCCGCGAGAGGAAGAGTGCCGCTTCTTCCTTCTGGGAAAGCCCAGTGAAAACCTCGCACGAAACCTTCTGATCGCCCCAGCCGACAGCACGCAGAAGCTCCACCCGGTGCTGGCCGTCGATCACGTAGTGGTGCCCGTCCCTCCTGATGTTGACGACGATGTAGCCGAGCTGATCTGCGTCGAACTTCTGAACGTGCTGTTTCACCCAGGACACTCGGAGGTCGCGCTGTGCTTCCGGGTCAATCCGCAGATCTTCGATTGCGAGCCACTGCACGGCCGACGCGTGGGGAACCGACGTCGTGATGCGCGCGACGCTAGCCTTTGACATTCTTCAATCTCCTCGAAAACTGGCGAATCGCGGAAGCCGATTCCTCCAGAGACTTGGCCCAGGCCGGCGCCTCACTGGCGTCCGCCTCTTCCGCCTTGACTTCGGTCAGAGCCGCACAGATGCCGTCGAGTGAGTTGATGGCGCGGCGGATCATGTCGTTCGTCTTCGGATACCGCTTTTTGTAGTGGACAGCATGACGACCGGTGCCTGTCTTTCGTTCCTGCAATTCGCGATACGTGCCGCTCACGTTCTTGGTCTCGTCCATGCGGGCCGGCAGGTCGCCGAACTTCTCTGGCTCTGCCTCTGCGGCGGAGACCACTTTCTTCGCGCGGTCGTACTGCTGGCGCTCCATTCCTACGGCAGCGGCCACGCGATCGGTTACTGAGCGGTAATATCTAGGGGATTCCCCCAGATCTTCCCCGGCCGCTCGCTTCCTCATCGTCGTTGTGATCTTCTCGACCCGCTCGATCCGCGCTTTCGGGCGCTCCTGTTCTTCGATCAGCCGGCCGATCGCCACGGCCTCGGTAGGCGTGAAGTCCTTCCGCACCGTGTTCTCGTCACGCTCGGCGGACAAGAGATCGGTAGTGCTGATTACCGTCACGGGCACCTCGGGCCATTTCAGGATCTTCGCGGCCTCAATTCGTCGCTGCCCGGCCACCAGAATGCCCTCCTTCGTGACAACTACCGGATGCAACATCCCAACGCGCTCCATTGACGCCACCAACTCGGCAAGGTCGCCCATGTCCTTTCGGGGACGATCGCCGATCTTGATGGTCGAGATCTTCATTGGCCCAGCCGTCACTGCGTCCTCCAAATCCAAACGGCCAGGGCCACCCAAGGGAGAGCCGTCAACCACAGCACCAGCCACACCCGCCAGACCCCAGGATTGGCCCGCTTGAACTGCACGGGGTCGGCCTGACTCTTCCGCGCCAGGTGCAGCAGGGTCCGGCGCTTCGCCGTGAGCTGAGCTTCTCGGGCCGTCACGTAGCCGTCGCCGGTCATGCCACGGCCTCGAGCCGGAGCTGCTCTGGCTCTCGGTTCGCCCGGCGCTGAAGCAGGATCGACGTGTTCCCGTCCTTGATCCCCAGGCGCAGGGCCTTGTGTTGCAGCGTCCGTTCTGCGGCCAGCTCCCTCATCACACCCTCCCATGTCCACAGCGCGCCCCCGCGTGCCGTGAAGTCGTCGGGGTGCATCTGGTCCATTCGGACGCGCGCACGCACCGCGGCGGGCGTCGTGCACTTCGACGCGAGCGGCTGCATGGTCCCCATAAACCGTGCGAGGTCGTGGGCTTCGTAGTGCATGCCGTACCCCTCTTGACGCATGCGTCACCGTGACCACGGACGGCCGTCCGTCCCCGTATCGGCTGAGCCCACGGGAGGGACGCGGGCTCGGACGAAACGGCGGCGCGACCGAGCCGACTGAACCGGCCGCGCCGCTTGGGGTTTCTCTCCCTGACTTGGGCTTTGCTCGATACGGCCTCCTTTCTCATCACCGACCAGGCCGGCGCGTCAGCGCTTCTTCCTGGAAGATGTTCACGCCGGCGATTTGCCGCACGCCCGCCGCGACGGCAGCGCGGATTGCGCGTTCATCCGGGATGCAGAACGACCGCGGGACCTGGGCGGCGTCCACGACCTCGAAGCGCCACACCTCGCGGGCGGCCACTGTCCCGGAGTCGGTGCGCACGCCCTGGGTCATCACCTCCGGAGCCGCGAGGGCCACCGCCGTCTGCGCCTTGCTCGCGGCCTCGGCTTCGGCCATCGCCTTGGCGCGGGCCTTGTCCGTCTTCGCCTCTTCGACCTTCCGGAGAGCGGCAGCCTCGCGCTCCGCGGCCTCGCGTTGGAGCCGCTGCGCCTCGGCTTGCTCTCGCTGGATTCGGGCCCGCTTCTCGGAACGGTAGAGGAGCATCGCCTTCTCCAGCTTCCCACCCTTGCCGACCAGGGCCTCGGCTGGGTCTGTCAGGACCTTGAACAGCGCGTTGATGGCCTTCACCTCTTCGTTGAGCGGATCAGTGTGCTTCCGGCGCAACGCATCCAACTCACGCAGAGCGATCGTCCCGCGCGTTACCAATTCGGCCGCACGGCCTTCGTCGGCGTCGTCGGCCAGTGGTTTCGATGTGGCCGCCTCGGCTATGGACCGGATCTCACGGGCCATCAATTCGAGTTTGGGCAACGCGTCTTGGTGTAAGAGCTGGCAGGCGTCCTCACAGCGTTCCTTCGGCAGATAGCGGGCGAGCGCCGTTACGATTTCAGAGGCTGCGCTCACTTGCTGGGCTCCCAGGCATACGCGCACGACGGGCAGAAGTGGGTCTTGCCCGGCTTCTGGAACCGCTGCGGCTTGCCGGGCGTCCCGCACTTGGGGCAATTCACACCGGAGGCGGCCCCACTCGTCCGCTCGACGGGCGGCTCAACACCATGTTTTCCGTAGGCCGCGCGCTCCTGGTCGGTCATCCCGTCGTCGGCTCCGGGCTCGAGCGGGGTCGGGGGAGGGCCGGCGGGAGCCGGCCGCGTGGCGGGCCGACGCTCGGTTCGGTCCTCGGCCTGCATGTCCTCGAGATCCTGAGAGAACAAGCCCGAGGTCGCGGTGGCTCGGAGCGTGGCGTCGATGAACGCCCGCTTCAACGCCATCTTTACCAGGGTGTTCTCGACGTCGAATGGGTCGGGATTGTCCACGGTGCCAACCACCTGCTCGGTGATCGCCGGGTCATCCGAGCGGAAGTTCGCTTTGCAGTTTTCGTCCTTGCACCACCACCCGATGTCGCCCGTTTTCTTGTCCGGGTACTTGCTCTTGCGGATGGTCCCCTCGCTGCCGCACGCGGGACACGTGCGCTTCCCAGAGCGATAGCGGTGCTTGGTCTCCCACGAGTTCGCGGCGCCCTCGCCCTGGGCAACCACCGGGCCGTCCTCGCTGCCTTGGTGGAGCCGGCACGTCATGGCGATGCGCAGGTGGGGCGAGGTCACGCCGTCGCCCAACCGCTCGATCTTCTGAAACGTCGCCTTGAGTCCGTACACCGCGCACAGCTTCTCGGCGCCCGGCTTGAGCAATGTGGGCTTGGGCGCCCCCGGGATCTTCCCGAAGTCCTCGCCCTCGGCCATGAGATCCCGTTGGATCCGGCGGACTCGCTCCTGGCCAGTCTTGAGCGCCTCGAGCCGCGCCTCGAATTCCCGCTCGGTCATGAGCGCGAGCCCCATGACGCCGCCCACGTCACGGGGGGTGAGGGCTTGCGTCGGCTCGGCCATCTGTGGCACCATCACGTCGGTCGTTCCCATCGTTCCCTCCTGGCCCGGGCCTTCACCCCGGGCCTTCTGTTTCTCTAGTGGCCCACGCGCTCCGCGACCTTGCGCATGAGCGCCTCCGGGTCCCGCACATGCTCGTGCAGGTACGCAATCACCTCGGCCTGGTACTGCTCCGATGCCTCGATGCCCCGGCGGATCGCGTCCGACACGTCGAGCGCGATGGACTCCAGATACCCGCGGGCAGGTAGCGGCATCTGGTCCTCGGGCGGCACCTCGCGCTCGTGGTCGAGCGCCACGATGAGCAGCGCTTCGATGGCGACCGCCCGGGGGCAGCGTGCGCGGTTGGCGGTCACGCGTCGGGCGTCCTCGGCGAGGTCGCGACGCAGGCGGGCCGCGGAACTAACGCCGCTCATTGGCCACCTCCAACGAGCGCGTCCTCCAACGTCTGGACGCACGCCTCGACCTTCTCCCGCCATGGCTGGGGAATCCTCGGGTCCACCAGCATCCCGCGTAGCACCGGGACCACCGTCCGGGTCGCAGCGAGGGCACGGCCACCACGCTTGACCTGATCCTCCCGCCACGCCTCAGCGGCACCGTGGAGGGCGCGTGTCTCCTGGGTCTCCGGCGCCACCTGGGCAGGGACCAAGCGGCCGACCACCAGCGCGGCGGTCATCGTCCCCTCGGCGGCACGCGGTAGGCGAAGTCCACGATGCAGGCGGCACCGAAGCACGCGACGAGGGTGACGGCGGCCTGAAGCGCGAACCACATGAGGGTGGTCACCGGTCTTGCCTCCAGTTGTCGACCCAGTCGTGGGCCGCAGCGATGGCCCAGAACGACAGCGCCGCGCCGCAACCGAAGCCGAGCCCGAGCATGAAGAAGCCCAGCAACAGGCGGACGCTCTCCGGTACCATCGCGCTCATGCGGGAAGGATTTCGTCCACGTATTCGTCGTGGGCGTATCCCTCGGCGTCGTAGGTGGTGTAGCAGCGGGTCCGGATGCGGAATCGGGGACGGCTTGCCTGTAGGGCGTCGATGGCCACCGCGATCCCGGCCTTGGCCTCTCGGACGATCGCCTCGGCGTGGTCTACGACCGAGGCGGCCCCAAAGCACGCGGTCTCGTGGCCGCGGACCTTCCCGCATTCGCACACGAGATCGCGGATGGCCTTGGCGGGGTCGCTACTTAGGTTCGTAGAACTCGAAGTTCTGTCACCGCTCATGGGGCGCTCCTCTATGCGGCTGGCTTCTTGGCCTTGGGAACGGCGCGGAGCGCGATGCTCACGATGTCCGGGATCCGGTTCCGGCCGTTGCACCACCTCGAGACGGTGGCCTCGGTCACGCCCAGGGCGATGGCCGCCTCGCGCTGGCTCAGCCCGCGCTCTTTGATCGCCGCCTTGAAGTCGCCTACCGTCATGACCGGAATCTACTCCACCGCTTGCGCCGTGTCAAGTGTTATTTTGCGTCCGGCGGAAGAGTCGGCCTTGCCGGGGCCGGATCGAGTCTGCCACGTCGTCCACGGCCTTGGCGTCGGATCGCTCTAAGTGCGTGTAGTGCTTGGTCATCTCCGGGTCGGAGTGCCCGGCCTGCGCCTGGATAAGGCGGGCATCCTGGCCGAGTAGCGCCCGGAAGCTCAGCCATGAATGACGGAGCCCGTGGGGTGTCAGGTGCGGGAGCCCCGCCGAATGGAGCGCCTTGGACATCGCCTTCCTCAGTCGCTTCCGGCCGGCCGCGTTGTGCGCCGGCACGATCCCGAGGACCCACGGCATCGGACCCACTCGACCCTCACGAAGCGCGCTCTCGCGCTGGTGTGCTCGCTGACGGCGAAGGACCTCGACGAGGACTGCGGGGAGATCCACGAGCCGCGACCCCGCCGCCGTCTTAGGCTCGCTGATCTGCCCGTTGGGCGTCACCTGCCTTCGTACCACGAGACGGTGCCCATCGAGGTCCACGTCCTCCCAGCAAAGGCCCGTGGCCTCCCCGATGCGGAGACCTGTGTAGGCCATGAGCGCGAGCCCGGGCCACTCGGTATCATCCTCGGCAGCGGTCAGGAACCCAGCGGCGGCCTCGGGTCCGCTGAACCACCGCACGGTCGGCTTTGTCCGTGGGAGCCGCAGCGAAGAGATGAGACGTTCGGCCTGGTTCGTTTGTATCAGGCCCTCCGAGATGGCGTCCCGGAGGCAGACCTTGAGGACCGCTACCCGGAGGACGAGGCTCTTGCGCGAGGCCCCGCCCGCTATTTGGCGGTTCGCCCAGGCGATGAGGGCCGGCCGGCGCAGCTCGTCGAGCGGCGTCTCCAGGAGCGGCCCCAGGTGCAGACGCACCACGCGCTCGTAGGCAGCTACGGTGGGCGATCGTAGTATGCCCTGAGCGCCGAGGGCGCGCATGCGCTCGATCCACGTCCGCCCCCACGCGCCGAGCGTCGGGCACTCCATCTGCCGGCCTTTCCGGAGGGAGCCGGGTTAGGGTCGCGAGGGTAGCACGGGCGTCAAGCCCGCCACTTTCCCCTTGCAATTCTCAACAAACGTATGTACATTGAGGACGTGAGCACTACACCCCACTCCTCGTTCCGGTTCTCCCCCGACGTCAAGCGGATGCTGGAGACCCTGGCTCGCCGAGAGGGGACCACGAAGACGGCGGTCCTGGCGCGGCTCGTGCGCGAGGCGGCCGGGAAGAAGGCGCGATGATCGAGAAGACGATCGACGCCGACGGCACGGCCCACGTCAGCATGTCGCTCGAGATGGTGAGCGTAACCCTCCCGGCGGTCGAGCTGAAGCGCATCTCCGACGAAACGGAGCGCCTCCGCGCGCTGATCAGGGCCGTGGTGCAACAACGTGCCGCATGGCGAGACAAGCCGCCTTGCCCTTGCTGCCTAACCCGTGGCGTCCATTATTCTGGGTGTACTTGGCCCGCGCTCGTGGCCGAGGCGGAGAAGCCGTGAGCGCCAACCCATCGCTGGAAGTCCTCCGCGCCCGCTGGTGGCGCCTGCGGTTGCACGTCCAGTGCTGGCGTCTTCGCTTCTCGTTCTGGCGACTCGCTCGTGCTGGCAAGCGGGCCGCAAGAGCGTTCGCGGCCTACGGCGTGACCATCCCTCCAGAAAAGGACGTGTGACATGCGGACGCTGATCGGGTTGGCCTTGGTGCTGTGGACGGTGGGCGCGGAGGCGGCTCCCGTGGGGCCCTTGTCGGTGTACCTCGTGGAGCCGTGCCGCTTCGTGGACACGCGAGAGAGCGCCCTGGGCCCCCTGGATGGCTACCGCTTCTTTCGCATCGAGGGCGCGTGCGATGTCCCCGAAGGCGCGGGCGGCGTGATCCTCAACGTCACCGTGACGGGGGGCACTGTGGCGGGGCATCTCAGCATCTTCGATCCCCTCGCATCCGTCCCACCGACGTCAACCCTCAACTTCTCAGCCGGGCAGACGATCGCCAACATGGCCATCGTCAGGCTGACTCCGACAGGCCAGGGGCCGGAAGGCGCGGCCGATCTGGTGGCGCTCGCGCGCGTCCCTGGAGGATCCGTCCACGTCATTCTGGACGTGGTCGGCTACCTCAAGTAGCCTCGACCGTCTGCGCGTTCGTGAGCAACTCCACGGTCCGCCGCTTCTTCGCCAGCGCGAACGTGTGCCAGTTGCGGGCTCGGATCGCGTCGAGTAGCACATCCTTCTCGGACTCCAGCAGCTCAACCGTGATGTCATCGGCGGTCTTTCGCAGGAACAGATCCGGGTTTTCGGTCCGCACGGGTTCGCCATGCTGGCCGAGCTTCTCCAGCGCGGACGCAGCCGCATCTTCCTTCGGTCCTGGCTGCCACGTCGCCAAGGTCTCGTACGCGAGCGCGAAGCTCGGTGGATCGAACACCACGATGCGCTTTACCACGCGCCCTCCCTATGGCTGAATCGCGATCTGCTGAGCAGCGCCAGCGGCGAAGATGGCCATGAGCTGGGTCTTCCCGGCGCCGTTGTCCTTGGCGTAGATTCGAACGTAATTGGCTGCCGGAGCCGCAGGGTCCGCCCGCTCTCCCATCATGATGGTGCTCACCTCGTTGTTGGCCGTCCCGGTACTTCCAATCGTCACCCCCTGCTGCCCCGCGACCACATTGACGAGGAGTGCTCCTCCGAGATCGAGATGGGAGTTGCTCCGATCGAACTGGATGCCGGCGCCGGCAGAGTTGAACTGGATCGTCGGGTTCCCGCTGGACAGATACAGCTTGAAGTCTGCGTCTCCCACCATGAGCGCCCCCGCAGTGGGCACCCCGGTGTAGCCTACGGCCAAGCCCAGGCCAGCGGGCACATTCAAACCCTGCCCAGAGAAGACGGCCGCCTTCGTCAGCGTGTTGTCGAGGATCGTGTGGATTTCGAAATTCGAGGACGTAAGCGCGTCGCTAGTCCACGACTCCGATCCGGTACACATGAGCCGGGCCGCTTCCTTGATGAGGTTGCCGGAGAAGTTTTGGCGCGAGTAGAACCGAATCGAGTTTCCCCAGCCGCCAACGTTGGCGTTCTCGAGGAGTAGCCCATCGGTCTCGTTTGCTGCGCTTCGGCTCACCTGGAGAACGGCGGTTGCATCACCTACAATGCTCGTCGCGTTCGCGATGGTCAGCTTCCGCCCGCTGCTGATCTTCCAGTTGCTCCCGAGGTCAGATGATCCTAGAAGCGTGTCCCTAAGGAAGTTGAGATTGTCGCGTAGATGAGTGTTGAAAATCGAAGCTGTTAAAAGCTCAGCCGCAACGAAAGTACGCGGAGTGGTCCACGCCATTCTTAGGTCCTCCCCTGACAGCGTGTCGCGGTACCATACGTAGCGTGGCGAAGCCGCTTCGTCCCCACGAGCAACGATGGCTTAAGTACCGACTCGGCCTCCCCAAGGCCCCGTGCGAGTGTGGCTGTGGAGGACTGGTCATCCCGATTGGGAGAACCAAGAAGCCTGTTCGCTGGCTGAAGGGGCACGCACCGTCGAAGCGGGCGCTTGGAAGTCGGCGCCCAGGAAGTAGAACGGGCATACCGAGACCGGATATCAGCGCGATCCTCAAAGGACGGGAACAGAAGCCAGAATGGATCGCGAAACAGCGAGCAACCTATTGGACGAATCGCGCAGCCGGGAAGCCGGTGGCTCGTGGCTGGAAGCATGGCGAAGCACATCGGGCCAAGGCCCGCGAGAACGCCATCGGCCGCGGCAAGCCGATTTTCGGTCCGATCTCCGCCGAGGCCCGGGCTCGCGGCGCCGCGAAACTCTCCGCCTACATGCTCGGACGTTTCGCTGGGGCGAAGCATCCGAATTGGCGTGGGGGTCTCAGTAAAAATCAGTACGGGCCGGGCTTCACACCACGGCTCAAACGGCAGATCCGCTCTCGCGACGGACACCACTGCCAGCGTTGCGGCAAGCACCAGGGCGAATTGAAACGCCCGCTGCACGTTCACCACCTCGATCACAACAAACTGAACTGCTCGCCCGAGAATCTCGTGGCCGCGTGCCACCGCTGCAACATCTGGGCGGCCTTCCATCGCGACGAGCCCTTCCGCCTCGCGCCATCGCAAGCCTCGTATCCTCACAACGCAATCACCGTGTTCGTGCCCAGCGCCGATCCGCCCTCTTCGAGCACCCAGTAGTCGGTGGTATCCGCCATGGGCGAAAGCCCCCACGTGCACCAAAGCAGTTTGTCCTTGAACAGCAGGTCCACCGACTGGATGCGGTACGCCTTGTTGACACCCGTGCTCGTCTCCGCGACGGTGATCCGGTCCCCGGGCTCCCGCGCGAGCGCGTGCAGCATGTTGGTCGAGGAGTCGTTTGCGAAGAAGCCCACGCTCTCGACAAGCGTGTTGGGATCCTTCCAGAACGCGAGCAGATAGAGCCCGACGTTCTGACCGAACGTGGGGTCGTGCTGGTAGTGGAGGTCGAGGTCTACCGGGCTCTCACCGTACGCGGTGACGCTCGCGGTATCCCGTTTCTCTGTGACCGTCGCGTCGTAGTCGTAGAGACCATAGCCGCGTGCCTGGGCCCAGAAGTACCCAGAGACGCTCGACGACACCACGTAGCGGACGCCCTCGGACCCCGGGCTCGGTGTGAACGTCAGGGAGCCAGAGAGGTCGGCCCCGGTGCCGTCCGGGTTCGCCGTGAAGTAGTAGTCGAATCCGTTGACCATCGCGGGCTGACCGGCTGACCCGATCATGGCGTAGCCGCTGACGCGCTGCGCCTGCTGCGCCGGGTCGCTGTACTGGCCGAGGATCGTGATCGCCGCCGCGCCGCCCGTGATCTGGAGCGGCTCTGGCATCGAGAACAGCACCACGGCACTGCTCGAGAGAGGGTCGACACGGTTCGGGTGAGTGACGGTGCGGAACACGTTGAGCACCGCCTCGCGCGACATCTCCGCGGGAAGCGAGATCATGGTGTCCGTGAGCGTCACCTGTGACACGTTGTAGGGGCTCGTGACGAGTTGGCCGCGCGAGATGAACGCGAGAGTGCCCGCGGCCGCGGCCGCGGTCCCGCCCCGGATCACGAGCAGGCCCAGCTCCGACATCATCAACCGCTGGGCCTCGGACAGGAACGTGAACTTCTCGGTGCCGCCCATGGCCGGCGCGTAGCGGTACGTGTCCGAGCCCACGCCGAAGCTGGTAGCGTTCGGCTGTTTCGGCATCGCCGCGAGGATCGTGGTGAGCACCTGATCGGCGCGGACGCCTACCGATGCGGGGATCCCCTGGATTTGGTACCGCGCAGCCTCGTCCATCCAATCGACGGCGCGCACCGTGGAGATTCGGTTGAGCTTCCCGGGCTCCGGCCGAATCGAATCAATGGTGCCGAAGAACTTGTAATAGGTGACGCCCCCCGAGACCACGCTGAGCCGGACACGGATACCGAGGCCAAACCCGGAGCGGTGGCTCGCGTGGCTCGGGGCGTAGTAGCCGAGGACCCCGCCGGCCACGTTGTTCATGGCCATGGTGAGGATGCCCTGGTCTGCGACGAGTGCCGTGGGGCCACCTCCGCGGATCCCGTAGCTGACAGTGATCTGCTGGTTGGCGTTGCGGATGTCCCCGGTGATGTTGGTCCACCCGCCACCGACGCCAGCGAACTCGGCCTCGATCGCGAGCGTGGTGTAGGCGACCCCCATGGGCTACGCCTTCGCCCAGGCCGCGGTGGTGGCCTTGGCGAGCACGTACGGGAGGTTGCGGAGGTCGGAGCGCATCCCGTTGATCGCGCTCACGACGTCGGCATTCGAGGGCCCGGGGCCACCCTTGCCCGCGGGTGTCACCTGAACGTGCTCGGGGCCGGACTCGCCGACGAGGAAGCGCGTGGGCCCGTAGACCATGCCGGAGAAGCCCGCGGCAGCGGCGTGCTCCTCGGGCCCGGGGCGCCCGTCGTACCCGGGGTCGTCGTAGACCACCGGCACGTGAATCGGCGAGACGGACTGCGGGATGCCGGTGAGCGCGGCGACGAGGGCCTTGATCTGCTCGACCACCTCGGCCATGCCCTCGCTCAGCGTCTTCGAGAACGAAAGCCCGGCGGCCTCCACGGACTCGTACGCCTTCCCGTTCTCGTCGAGCAGCTCCCCGTTCTGGATCATCTTCTCGATAACCGGCCGCATGGCCTCGGGGATCGTGGAGCCCGCCTTGATCGCGCTCTGGACGTACTCGTTGAGGTTCGGCCCCATCCGCTCGATGATCGTGTTCACGTCGATGCCGCTGGCCTTGAGCAGCTCGTAGTCCTTCAGCAGCTCGCCGGCTTTGATGTCGAGTTCCTGCTGCGCCCACTTCGGGCCCAGCTCGTCGATCGTGAACCCGTACTTCTCGACCGCGGCGTTGAGCGCTTCCTGGGCCTGGCCCTGGGTGTCGAGGAGCCCCTGCGCTTCCTTCACGAGGGCGTTGAACTGCTCGACCGTCGTGGCCTTGAAGATCTTGGCCGCCCAGTCCTCGCCGGAGACCTTGGCCATCTCGGCGCCGAACGCAGCAAACCCGCCATGCGCCGCGAAGAAGGCGTCGCGCATGTCGTTGACCTTCATGATCTCGCCCTTGCCGAACAGACCGTTCCAGATGTTCTTCACCCCAGAGATGACGCCTCCCAGGGCGCTGATCGACGCCGCGATGATCTGCACCGGGTTACCGGTGGCGACGGCCTTGGCGACATCCGACGCCGCATGGGCGAGGTCCCCGAGGCCCTTCACGGCTTGGCCGATGCCGTGGTCCGCGCTGATCCCCATCTGGGCGAAGGCGGACTCAAGAGCGTCCGTGATCTGCACCGCACCGCCGATCGCCTTAGCGATCTCGTCGAATAGGGTGGGAGCCGGACCCAGATCCTTCAGCTCACTGGCCATTCCCTCGAAGGACTTTGCGGCCTCGTCACCGGCCTGTGCGAGGTCGGCTTCCTTGAGGGCCTTGGCCTCCTTCACCATGGCCTCGAGTGATTCCGCTGCCTCGGCCGCGCCCTCCTCGCCGAGCGCCTTCAGTTCCTTGGCCATGTCCTCGTAGGACTGCGCGGCCTCGGTCTCCAGGAGCTTCCTTGTTTCGGCGGCGAGCTTCTTGATCTCCTCGCTTGCTTCGGCGGCCGCACCACCGAGGAGGTCGAAGTCTCCCGCCTGGGTCCTCGTGGCAGTGCCGAGGGTGCGCGTACCGGCGGCGAGCTCCGCGAACTTCGCGTTGGCCGAGCCGACCTTGTCCACGAGGCCTGCGATCGCGCCGGCCTGACCCTCGGCGCTGACCTTCATTTGATTCGTTACGATATCCGTGGCCTGGACCTTGATCTTCAGCTCTTCCCACGCGCCGGCAAGCTGGAGCGGATGCTCCTTGACCTTCTGAAGGAACTCGAAGGCGAACGCCATCTTAGTCAGCCAGCCGATGATGTCGATGTAGACCAGCCGGGCCTTGAGGAACCCCTCGTTCACGGCACCGATGCCGACGAGCGCCGTTTGTAGGCCGGCACTCAAGAGCCCAAGTCCATCACGCGCCAGCGCAACGAGCCCGTCCTTGTTCTCGGCGGCTACCTTGGCGAGGTCGCGCAGCAGCTCGAGGAACGGCGCCGTAACGTCGACCATGGCGTTCGCCGCGGGGATCAACGCCGCCCCGAGGTCGCGCAGGATGAACCCGACGTTGTCTTTGAGCGTGGACCACTTCCCGAGGAGCGTCTGCGACTGCTGCTCCATCAGGCCCTCGAAGTTGGTGCCCATGCCCTTGAGGATCGCGGTGATACCCGTGGCGGAGGAGACGGCCCCCTTCTCCACCATCTTCATCGCCTCGGGAATCGAGACCCCGATGGCGTCGGCCAGGAACTTCCAGGCCGGGATGCCGGCCTCCGCGAGCTGGCGCATCTCGCCGCCCGCCACCTTGCCCTTGGCCTGCATCTGGCCGATGGCGAGCGTGAGCCGGTCGATCATCGCGGCGCCGCCGCCCAGACCGGCGGCAGCGTCCCCGATTGCGGTCATGATCGGGATGACGTTCTGTGCCGCGAAGCCCATGGCGAGGAGTTTCTGCGATGCCTGCACCAGGTCGGGAAACTCGAAGGGTGTAGCCGCCGCAAAGTCCTGAAGCTCTTTGAGGAACTTCGCCGCGGCCTCACCGGAGCCGAGCATGGTGGTAAACGCGATGTTCGTCTGCTCGAAGTCCCCGGCCGCTTGGATGGCCGCACCAGCAAGGCCCACGATACCGGACACGACCGCTCGCACACCGACGAGCAGAGCATCGAAGGCCCGCTGCCCGATTCGTTCCAGGAAGCCGAAGGACACCGCGGAGCCCTGGACGTTGGCCTCGACTTGCTTGAGCGCCGGGGACAAGGAATCGCGCAGGGTCAGAATCGCCTGGAGTTCTGCTACCGTGATGGCCGCCATCTACGATGCCCCCCACGAGCCGTAGCTACGGGGTTCGCCGGCCCGCTGGCGTGCGCTAGCCGTCAGGGCCAGGCTCTCCCTCGTCCGGCTCAAGCGAGACGCCCAGGGCGCCAGCGGCGGCTTCGAACTCACGTTGCTGCACCTCGGCCATGAGGGGGTCGTTCTTCCACGCGTCCATCGCCGCCTTGCTGTTCTTCCGGTAGGCGTGGAATGCGTCTCCGTAGTGCAGGAGCGGCACGCACACGAGGTCGAGGCCCTCCGGATCGTTCTCCATGGCCCGGGCTGCGACAGACGGCAGGACCCCGAACGTCCGCGCGACCGTGGCGACCGCCCACAGCCGGTGAATGTCGGGATCGTGCGGGGTCTCATCTGAGAGCAGTTGGTGTAGGGCTAGGCGTCGCCTTTTGGGACCTCGGCCGCCTTCGGTGGCACCGCGTAGTCGAGGATGGTCCGGTGGATCTCGTCCGCCGTCTCGTCGTCTACGAAGTCGAGCGGGTCGTCCGGAAGCGGTCCCCAGGACCACGAGACGATGCCGAGGGTCAGGATCACGCCGCGATCGTGGGCCGCGTAGAACGCCTTGCGCTCTTCCTCCGGCGTGAGCTTGGGTCGCTCTGCGCTGAGCGCCTTGGCCTCGTCGCTACGGAACATCGCCTTGAGCACGTCGCCGCCCATGACCTTCAGTCCCTCGGCCTGGGCCAGGGAGCGCGCATCGCGGGCCTTCTGGAGCTTCTTTGCGGAGAGCTTGCGGATCGTGAGCGTCCCGTCTCCGACCGTGATCTCTTTTTCGACCTTGCCGACAAACATGCTCGATCTCCTCTAAGAGAGGGTTAAAGGTGCGGCCCGGGCGACGTCCCCTCTCGACGGCACCCGGACCGCGGTACGGAATGGGGCCTACGACCAGGCGCCAGCGCCGCTGAAGCGGATGACCGCCTCGTACTCGGTGAGGTTGCCGTTCTTGCCGAGCACCTCGTAGCTCAGCAGGCGCGTCTCCGAGGTGAAGGTTTTGCTGTCCCCTGGCGAGAACGTGAACGTGCGAAGCAAGCCCTGCGGATCACGGTCGCCGGACTGGACCTGGAATACGACGTGCGGGCCCGTGGTGGCCGTGGTGTCGAAGGACCCGTGGACGGTGACGTCGTTGGTCTTCGCCATCCCGCTCGGCGTGTGCTCTTCCCACGACGTGCCGAACGGGTTGCTCTGCTGCGTGATCGCCTCGACCTTGACGCCACCGATCTCGCGGATGTGCGATGTCATCGTGCGAGGCGTCCCGCCCGGTGCGTCGTCATAGGTTATGACGACGCCGCTCGAACCCTGTTTCCCTGCCGCCATGCCTTCCTCCTAGTTGCGGGCGCAACCCGCCATGTACGTGAACGAGGGGCTGCCCGCCCCCTGGAAATCCACCGCCTGTGCGAGGTAGCGTCGGACCTCGCCCGCGACCGTCTTGCGCTCCGCTCCTCGCGCCGCGGTGGCCGACGTCATGGCCACGAGGTCGACGAACGTGGAGTTGTTGACGGAGTGCCGGATCGTGACGAGCGCCCCGCTGTGGCCGCCAAGGGCGAGGTTGGTCCACTCGAGGTAGGCGACGCCGCCCTGGTTCGTCTCGCCCCGCACGAACGAGCCGCCGGTACCGCCAACGGTGATGTCGGTGGCGATCTGGAACGTCAGAGCATCGATGACCGAGGCCACCGTCTGCTCCGAGTTGATGTTCGGTGTGCTCCCAGCGTGCCCCGAGATCAGCACGGTGTCGCCCGCGGTAAGACCGTGGGGCACCGGGCAGGTGATGCGGTCGTTCGTGGCCGAGGACGTGATCGGGATCGCGCGCTGTGGCACCGTCGTGTTGTCCACGGACGACGCCTCGGTGTTGGCGTCCGCGGTCTCCGGCGCGGTGGTCGTGTGGAGGATGACCCCCTCGTCGACTTGGCCGCTCACCTTGTAGCCGACGTTGGCGCGCTGGAGCTTGCCTACGCTCCCGAGGACCTCGTACTCGTGGTTGTAGGTGCCCTGTACGCCGATGAACCGGGAGCCGATGGCCATGCCCTCGTAGCCGAGCGCGGTCACGCGCGCGACCGACTGCGGGCCGAGCCCGCCGGGCTGGGCCGCCATGGCGTCGTGGACGTTCCCGGCCGTGGTGTCGAAGTAGGCACCGTCCTGGGACACCTCGAGCATGGCAACGCCCGTGGGCGTGTGCTCCTGCCAGGAATCGCCGCCTCCGTCCGTCTGCTCGAGAAGGGAGGTCACCTTGTAGCGGAGGTCCTGGAGCTTGTTCGCCAGCATGTTGAAGCCGGCGACGAGGAACCACCACGAGGGCGAGCCGTACTTTCCTTGAGCCACGGGCCTACTCCTTCACTTCCGTGGGCGCCGGAGCCACGCGCTTCCGTCTCGCGTTGGCCTCGCGCACGTTGTCGGCGGTGGGCGCGGTGCCCTCCGACGCTGGCCGGATGTCGCCGCACGAGATGCAGTCGGCGAGGAACTGCGGCGGGATGCGCTCGCACGTCTCGCCCACCTCGGCGAGGACGGTCCACCTGTCCTTGCCCGGCTTGTCGCCATCCTCGCGAAGCGTGAGCCGTCGAACCGCGATGTAGTCGGCGCCCTTCAAGCGGCCTCCTTCGGCACCGGGGTGCCCGGGGGAAAGTCGTACCCACACGTGCCACAGCACACCTGTGGTTCACCGAACCCGTTGACGACACGACGGCGTCCGATCGGGGCCTTGCAGTGGGGGCAGTCGGATGAGACCGCGGCGCGAACCACGGGCTTCCCGTCCGGGCCCAGGAG